CCGGCAGGCCCTCCGTCGTCGTCAGGACGATTGGCGTTCCGGCGGGCAGGCCGTGATAGTTCCAGGTGATTACGCCAGGCGCGCCGATGCTGATCGTGACGACGGCGGAAGGCGCCAAGGTAACGACGTTGCCGGCGACGGCGGTTTGAGCGCCGGATTGCTGCGGCGTCGGATTGGTGATGATCTGCGCGCCGCCCGGCGTCAAGCTGAGATAGAAGGTATTGGTCTCGAGCAGGATCGCGCAAACATAATAGACCGGACCCTGGCTAAAACCGCCTGGAAGCGTGCCCGTCGTGTAAAGATTGATCGGCGTATTCGCGCCAAGGCCGTGCGCGGCCCAGATGATCGTTCCCGGAGCGCTCCCGGTGATTGTCCCGCTCGGCGATCCAGACGTTGCGATGCTGTTCGTTCCCGCCAGCGCATGCGCGTAGGTGTCAGCGATCTGAAACGCGTTCGCGCCGTAGCCCGTCAGGCTGATGTAACAGATCGTATTGGAGACGATGCCTGTGGGAAGAGTGCCGGTCGACGTGAAGCGAACCGCCGTCCCAATCGGCAGGCCATGTCCTGTCCATGTGACGACGCCAGGCGTCGCGAGGCTCATCGTTACGGTCGCCGATGGCGAGATGGTGACTGGACTACCCGCGGCCACGAATTCGACCGATGACGCGCCGAGCTGCAACGTGTCGCCAACCGCGGGATTTTGCGTGAAGTTTACCGCGCCATTGGCGTTCGTCTGCAGGAGCGACAAATTTCGACGGTCAGTCGACCATTCGTAGTAGACGATTGGATCGTCAACCGCCGCCCGCATGTGCGCGCGGAACTTACCGGAGCCAGGCGGATAAAGATCACTCCAGGGAGTCATCACGCGCGAATAAACGAAACTCGCAGTATTGCACGCGAGAATATCAATAATGTCCATCGCCTACCCCGCCGATCGCCGCGAAAACGCTCGGACGCGCTAGACCCAGCCCGCCAGGACCGCGCTGGCGCCGCCGACCGTGCCGCGACATCCCCACGGCAGCGAGGCGCGCCGGTCGAACGAATTGCCGATCGGGAAGTATTGCGTTGACGGCAATTGGAAATATCCGGCCGAATTGATCGTCACCGCGCCGCCATTGGCTGCCGCCGCCGCCGCGACGCCGAACACCGAGCTTTTGTCGATCTTTTGACAGCCGACGATGAGCTGCAGCGTTCCAACGGAAAAATAGCTCGTGAAGATGACGCCATCGCCGCCGCCGCAGCATGGAGCTGGGCAACTCATGTCGCTAGCCGTCTGCGGCTGTTGGACAATAATGCCGACCGGCAGGTCGTATGAAACGGCCCAGTTCATGCCACCCTGCGAAACGCCGAAGGATTGTCCACCGCTTCGCGACCATTGGATGTTGATTGCCCCAGGAGGGAGCACGCCATTCGACGGCGGAGACCCAAATACCGTCGAAACATATGTCCCGTTGAAATGCGTATTCTTCACGCCGACCGCATCGGAGAACGACAGCTGGTTGTGGACCGTCGCGCCATTGTTGAAATAACGCGAGAACACGACCGATGAGCCGCTCCAATCGAGATAGATGTTCACGACGCCAGTCTGACCGGACGCCAGGCTTGGCGCCGTCGTGTCGAGAACCACGTTCTGCTGGAGGCAGTTCCCGTTGAAATCGAAGAACGATCCATAGGTGTTCGGCTGAGCATTGAGCGCATGACCGATGCAGAATCCAGCCGGCGTGATGCAGATCGGGTTCGCGACGGCGGCGTCATGGTAGCTCGCGCCGATGTCGACTTTCTTGACCAGCGCGCCGAGATACGAACACACATGCGCTTTCGAATAGGTGTCGGTGTCAGGGAGCATCCAGACGAAATTGTTCTGCGCCGGCGTGCCGGGATTGCTGTTCAGCTCGAACAGTCGATTTTTCGGCGGATGAACGAGGCCGAGATCTGGCTGCGCGAAATAGGTCGTTCCGGCGCACGGCATCTGCGGCCCCCACGTGATGGAGCCGGCCGCCGTGATGCGATAGATTTTGTGCTTCGTCGCCGTAGGATCATAGCATCCGACCAGGAAATCACCGTTCGCGCATGGGGTCGCGATGTGAAAGCCACCGTTGCCGAAGCTATCGATCGAGATGTTGGAGCCGACCAATGCTCCAGTAGACCCGTTGATAATCTGGCCAAGGAACGCCGATGAAGTCGCCCAGCCAAGATGGAAGTTCCCGCCGATGAGCGCGCATGCCGAATGCCACGGCACCTTGCCTGACGTAACGACGCTTGTCGAAAGCGTAAGGATTGATCCAATCATCACGCCGAACTGCGTGAATGTCGCGCATTTCATCGTTGCGCTGGTATGCCAAATCAGTGAGAAGTTCCCGCCAATTAGCGGCAGAACCTCCGGGAACGTCGTGCATGTGTCTGTGGCGATGCTGAACGGAGGGCAAAGCTCTGAACCATTCGCCGCGTGGATGCGGAAACCTACGCCGATCGACCCGCGACAATGGATCGGGGTTATGAAATATCCGCACGGCAATCGCACGGGATGACCGCATGAAAATGCCGTCGTGCAAGTGCTCGCAAATACGAGATCAGTGATTGGCGCGATGACCTCCAACACGATCGGGACCGTGCCATCCGAGTTGAGGACGTTCCAAGGCAAGGACGGATCGGCTCGCCGGATCGCGCCGGAATCGTGAAGGCAGGTCAGTTCGCCGGAACCGATGGCGCCCGTGGCATAAGCGTTGATCGTGCCTGTGGCAAGGAAGCCAGGATTAAGTGTGGTATCCGGCTTGCTTATGAACTGAGTGATGGCAGCCTCCTATATCTGGATGTTGTATTCTAGGCAGCCTTAAATCATTAGGCCGATAACGGATGCGCTGATGCCGACCGCGCCCGTGTAAACAAAGACCTGATCGCCGGTCAAAAGCGGAATGCCGCCCTTTTCGAGCATCTGGTTCCCGTCGAGAGGTTGCTGGTAGACAACCCAATGCTGGTTTGCCGGAGAGCCTGTGCCGCTTGGCACTACAGCGATCGAGACCGAGATTGGGCTCGCCGTCCTATTCGCAAGCAACACGTTCACGGTCGCAGCCGCCGCCATGGTTGCGACACTCGTGTTCGTGCTGGCCGGAACGTCGGATTGACCAAGGATGCTCATCTACTAGAACCTTTCGCGGACAGCGGGTTAAGATCGCTCTTCAAAAACTCAACGCCATTGGCGTCAAAATGCTCCACAGCAATTTTATCCTTACGTGTGCCAATTAGGAGGACGTTGTATTTCCCCTTCAGCTCGAAAGTTGCATGGAGCAATGTCAATTCTTCATTGACCGCACCGTAGCCGCGCCCGAAAGAATCGACGGAAGAGATCCAAACCTGGGGGTTCTCGTTCAGGTATTTCCAGTAGCCTGGCAGATCCAGCGATAATGTTTGGTTGTCTTCGTCGGCTTCCATTAAGAAACGATAGATGTTGTCCCCACGAGTGGGACTTTCAACGAAGCAGTGTCGTAGCCTGTGTGTCGCGGTTTTTGCCGGATCGGGGTGATCGATCAGGAACGAACCAGACCCTTTCGACACCGATCCCGTAACCGTCAAATTTCCGGCAACGGTAAACGAACCAGTCGGCGAAAAGTTGCTAGGGCTGAAGTAACCTTTGGCTGTAACCCATGCCTGGGTGGCATAGCTCGATAATGCACTCGTCACGTAAGTCGTGGAAGCAATATTATTGTAAGTCGCCCAATTGTTACACCATGCAGTGGTGGCGATCTGATTGGAGCTATTGGTATTCGACGCCGTTGGCGCGGTGGGGGTCCCGGTTAGCGCGGGCGAGGCTAGCGGGGCATAACCGGCGCTCGACGTGGCGTATCCTTGGCTTGTGACCCACGACTGAGTGGCGTAGGTGGAGAGACTGGCGATAGTGGCGTAGACGGTCAAACTAGAGATCGGTGCATAGGTAGAAGCAGCCACGCTGGTAGTCAGATAGGTGTTGCCCCCAAGAGCCGTCCACGCGGCTCCGGTGGTCGCGGCTTGAAGGATCGAAAGGCCAGTCGCTCCCGGTGTCGCTAGACCAAACGCTGTCAGCCACGCGCTGGCGTTGGTTAGAGGCATAAGCGTCCCGGAGAACGTGCTCGGGGCGAGGCTGCTCGCACTCGCCGCCGCCGCGATCGCACTGATTGCCGCCGATGTGGCGCTGCCCGACGCCGCCGCGGCGCTGCCCGACGCGGCGCTGGCGTCCGCAATAACGGCAAGCGCGGTCGCGACAACAGTCGCCGCCGCCGCAGCCGCCGCCGAGGCGCTGCTTTGCGCCGCTGTCGCGCTCACCGCCGCCGCGGTGGAAGCAGTCTGCGCGGCCGTTAGCGCTGAATTTACTTGCGCCGCAAGATTCGTGATGACTTCAGAGGTGATTGATCCACCAAGCGCGCCGCCGGTGACAACCGCCTGAGTGATCGACTCTTGCGCTGCCACGATGATGTTCGCCGCGGTTTGCGCCGCTTGAGCCGCTGCTGCCGCCGCTGCTGCGCTGGACGCCGATTGCGCCGCCGCCACCATAGACGCCGAAAGCTTCGCTTGTGCCGCCGTGAGCGCGTCGGCGAGCGTCGGCGACATCGGGTTCGCGTCGGTCGAGTCGGGCGTCGCGCCGACAGTAAATACCGTGTCCGCGCACATCAGAGCTGCCCCGCGAAAAATAGCAACCCGGCGCTCGGAAGCCTAATCGGAACCCAGATGTTGCTACCGATGTTTTCGTAATAGACGCTGGTCGCGCTCGAACCAATAACCGACGTTTTGGGATAGGATCGATAAACCCAGGCCGTCCCGTTCCATTGCGCCAATTGCCCGACCAGCGACGCCCAGGCGCCAGACGCACCGATCGGAATGAGATAGGTGTCTCCAGTTGATGGTGATCCTGGCGGAGATGCGACCACTTCCGAGTTTACGGATATCCAATATGGACGAAATGGCCCCGTGATATCGTCGATGCCTGCTAGGCCGCCGGACGCGAGCGTTTGCGGATTGAGAAGCTGCGCCTCCACGCCATCATAGACGATGAGCGCCAGCGTGCCGCCGACGAGATCGCCGGCTTGCAGCGGATGGCCCGCGCCGCGCGTGATATTGACGGTTGGGAAAGTTGGGCCGCCGATCGCGCTCGTTACCGAGATCGTGACGGTCGGGTTAGTGTTGGTGATCGCTGGCTTGATGGTGATAGGAAGGCTATTCGACCACGCCGCGCCCACGGTGTCTGTCGTCGTCACGATGATCTGATTGACCGTCGCCGAGCTGTCTTGGGCATAGTGCCAAAGGCTGTCCGGGCCAGGATATGCGAGCGATCCGGGAACGCTGATGAGCTGGAATTTCGTTCCGTCGAACGCGATCAGGATGAGACCATTCGCGACGATATCGTTTGGCGAAAGGGCCGCGCCGGTGATGCGCGTAAGCGGAACGGTTCCGATGCCGGAGACATTGACCGTCGTGGCCGCCGTGCAATTATTCCCGACAACCACGATGAAAATCAGCGGTATTTCGTAGGCCGTGACAATTGGATCTGGATTGATCACGAGATTGTTGATCGAGCCCTCGTCAACGCAAACTGGAATTTCGCCGAGCAGCTTGATCGCCTGCAACAGCTGCGTCAGATCGTCGTTGCTTGGCGTGAGCCCGGCGCCAGCGATGGCGTTGGTGATCTCCCTTTGGGGAAATTCGATCGCGGTGGCGGGCGGGATTGAGCCGGGCGTCCCGGTTACGGGATTGCCCAAAATATAGGGCGCGTTCGGATTTGAGACGCCAAATGGTTGATTATATTGCATTTTTTATGGTGTCCCCGCCATCGCGCCATTAAGCAGCACGCCGCTATAGTCAAATTGCAAGGCGGAATGCGCTGGTTTAATTCTAGTTAGAAGGCACTCGAGGTCCGTATAAATTCCGACGATCAGCATCGGATCGATTCCGCACTGGCCGGAACCACATCGAAACCACGAAAGACGCGGCTGCAACACCAAAACCGTCCACCATTGCCGCATGCTCGTCGGCCCAATTTCCCAGCGAAAATTGCTGCTGACGCCGCTCAGACCTGTCGTATCGCCGACCTGAGAAATGCCGCACATAAAAGGCGAATGCTCAAGAACCTCGATCTGATAGCCAATGTTCGCCGCCGTCGCGACCATGAACTGCGGGTCTTGCGCGCCGAGCATAGTGACCCGCGCGACCAACGCGGTTCGGCGATCGGCAATCGTCAGTGGCTCGGCGAGACAGGAATCCGGCAAACCAAATGCCTGCTCCCAATCGGGGAGCATCTGCGTCGTGTAGCGCGGGTCGGTCTCTATCCCGAGCAGATCGGCGGCGCTGCCATCAACGCTCGGCCCAGGGTTCGCCGCGGACTGCCCCCAAATCCCACAGAGCCCAAGCAGAAGGTTTTGCAGAACCGTTCCGGGTTCTGTCGGCCATGCGGAGCCCTGTGGAAGGAGCGACGTGAGCGCGGTCGCGTAGTCCGTATCGCTCCGGCGGATCGCGTCGGAAGGGGAGTCAGCCAAGAGAAATGCTTCCTAGCGTTGCGATGCTCGACGGGGTGGGCATCACGTGGTCACAGGGCATCACGAGGTCAAAGTAAGCGACGCCAGCCGCATTGAACACCGCGTCGCTCACCCATGCCGCATAGATCGTTTGCGCCGGGACTGGCGACCCATTGACAGCTTGCGCCGGCGCGCCTTGAGCCGCCAGCATCGCCTGAACGCTGGCCGCGATATTGGCCATCGTGCCCGAGTCCGTGGCGTTGAGATTTTTGAGCGTGAAAGAAATCGGCTCCGGGATCGGCGCGACGACGAAGCAGTCGATCGCCGTCACGGGCCGCTTTGAATTGAGATAGGTCTGCACCGCCGCGACATCGGTCTGCGTCGGGAACCCGCCAGACGCCGCGCGAAGATCATCCATCATGAACCGCACGGTGACGGTTCCTGGTCCCATCTCGGTCGGCGAACACCATGCCCGCGTCACGCCGGGGACGCCGAGCACCCATTCCACGTAGTCCGAGGCATCGCCACCCATCGGCGGCTGACGGATGCGCAGCAACAGCCGCGCGCGCAGCTCGTCGTCGGTTTCCTCATCAGCCCCGCCGGTCAGCGAGATGACCGTCGCCGCACCGTTTAGCCCAGCGATGGCCGGGCTCCATCCAAGCACGATTCCAGGAGCCTGATCGCCAGCCGCGCCGCCCGACAACGCGACGATTGGGACCGTCGTCGCGGTGATGCCGACCGTCGTCTGCTGCGTCGCTTGATAGGTCTGGCCTCCTGGCGCGACAAGCTGCGCCCCGAGTGGGACAATCAGCGCCGAGCCAGCTATCGCCGTTACTGTCCCACTGGCCAGCGACGCCGGCTTGCGGCCGCCGCCGAATTCGTTGGTCAGGAAAATGTCGGCCCACCGGTCAAGCCAGTCGGTCGCTGTATCGGGCATTACCTGCGTTGCGACATATTGCAGATACATGAACACAAGGAACGCCATGCCAGCGTTCGAATCCGCCAGAACACGCGCGATCGAATTTGGAACGAGCGGTGCGGAATGCAAATTCGCGACGATGTTGTCGCGGTTCTGCGAACGAAGCTGGTCTAATGTCGGGACGGTGAAAGGCATTTCAAGTCCCTATATTAGCCTGCAACTCAGACCACAACGCCTGAAAATTAAGAGCGATAGACGCCTTCGGCCCGCGATATATCGTAACGCATGCGCTGATGGACTGGCTGCTAGTCTGCCGCGCCGTCACGGTGAATTGCGAACATATTTTTGCGTCGACGAACGGCTGCATCGCATTCGAGATGTATTGCTGCACTCGCGTTATCGTCGCACCTTGGCGCGCGCCCGAATCCGTGATGCTCGAACGCTTCAGCAGCCAAAGCCGCGATCCTAAATCCCAGCCGCCCCAAATCGCATTGGCGTTTTCGTCTGCCCACCATCCGCGTCGGTCATCAGAATTTGGATCAGGCAACTGATCGTCTGGCGCCGCGAGGGAGTCGCTACACAAGGCGATCAGCACGGCGCTGGTCAGCGACGCGGTTTCGTCGAGTTGGCCGAGCGGCGTCATCAAAAGATCGAGCAGCATTATGGGCGCTGCGACTGGGACCAAACGAAAATCCATCAGGTCAGCCTCGATTGAAGCGAGCCCGAGGAGCTGTTGATATACCAGCCGCCAACGGGAACGCTCGCGGCCTGAGCAGCTGCATCGTTCGCATATTGGCCTAAGCCGGATGCGGATATAGGACCGCCAATCGCCATAGCTCCGGGGCCGGAGCCCGTGTCCGGTTGGACCTCCAAAGCGCCGGTCGATAGTCCGCCCAAGAGACTGAGCAACTGGGAAACGCCCAATGTGCCCTGAACATTCGTCTGACCGTCAAGCGAGATTTGCGACGCCTTTTGGGTGATCGAGGTTTTACCAAGCGCGATCGACACAGCGCCATTGAAGACGCTGTGGACAATGCCAGAACCTGGGCTCAGCGAGATCGAGTGCAACGCGTTCTGGACGCTCTGGATGATGCCCTTGGTCGGATCGATCGTCGTGCTATGCAGCCCGTTCTGGACGCTTTGAACGATGCCCTTGAGCTTGTTGAGCGTGATCGAGTGGAGAAGCTGATTGACCGAATGGAGGATGCCATTCGTCTGGTCGACCACCGATTGATGGATGACCGTCTGCTGGTCGTTTGTGTCCGTTACCTGATGGTTGATCGTGCCGGGGTGCTGGACCGTGCGGGTCTTGTTGTCGATGTTGTGATAGGCGTATGGCGTTTTCGGCAGCCACGCTGTCTGACCATATTGCGAGTTTGACGATGATCCGGATGCTCCAGAACCGGCCGCCGACCCGCCTGTGGCTCCAGTCGAGCTTTGATCAGCCGAGCCGGCAACGCTGTCCTTCTGCCGCATAATGCGCGCGGCGAACGCCATATTAAACGGCGTGCTTACGTAAATTCCCTTGCGGGAGATGTGGAGCTGTTGCGTCTGATCGTCGTGCAGCGCGACCTCGCCTGGCTGCAGCGGATGCAGCCTATAGCGTCGATCTCCGGTGACGATCGCGAGGCCGTGCGAGCGGTTTCCATTGCCAAAAAACAGAAACGATTCCGCCGTCTTCCCGTCCGGCGTCGGCGGTTGTGGAACGGCAGTGAAACCGTAAGGATGAACATGCTCGATCGTCTGCTGGGATTCGCCGGCATAGAGATTATGCGTCGATTCCTGCATCAACTTGGTGTCGTCGGCCGCCTGAAATGTGGTGCGCGATATTCCATTTACGATGCGATCAGTTCCGTCGCGGCTCGTCGAATGGCGCATCTGGCTTTAGCCCTCGGTCGGGACTACGCCCTGCTGCTGCGGAGCGTTAGGCGCTAGACCTATTTCTAGGCAAAGCGTCAATTCGGTGCGCGTGCCATTGTTGTTGTCCTGCATGTGCTTGACGCCCCTCAGCTTCAAGGGGACTGAGGTCGTGCTCCCGGGCCAGAGCATCGGTGATGTCACCGTGACATCGACCGTGCCATCGGCTCCGCTCGTCAACTTGCTGATCCAAAGCGTCCCGTCGGGACAGAGCCATCCCTGCACGGTGATAACCACCTCTAGGAACTGAATCATGTCGAGATTCAATTGATGGTTGGCGCGCATTTGCGCGAATGTTTTGTTTCCAGTCTGCTCGGCGACAAGCACTAGATTGCGGATGCCGTTGAAATAGGGATTTGTGACCGTCGCGCTGATGTTCTGCGCATCCGTGCTCCAATGGGCATCAGTGCCGGGTTGATGTATTGGCACGGTGATCCGTGCGGTCAGCATGTCGTTGCGCATGACCATGCGCGCCGACAGGATGTTTTGTCCTTCGACAAGCGAGAGACTGCCGCCAGAGCCGCCGCCGGACGCGCGAAAGAAATTTAGATTTCCATTCGCGTCATCGACGACGTGCAGATTGACCATACGCGCGAGGCGTTCGCAGAACTGAAATACGGTCTCGCCGATATGCACCGATACCCGCTCGAACGGCGTATTCGCGCCTGATGGACTTCCGATTATCTTGACATTGACGCCAACTTTTTGACACTCAGCTTGCGCCATCTGCTGAAATGTCGAATTCTGATATTGCCCTGGCTGTCCGTTGACGGTTCCCGCGACAGTATTCTGCGTCAGCGAACAGACCCTAATTTGAACGCCGTGGTTCTTGGCGTCATACATCACTTGACGAACATCAACGTTCCCAGTGATTGCTAGTTGTCCAGCCAATAATCCAGTTACAGAGTCTCCAGGCGCCAACTTCAATGTGGCAGCCCCAGCCGAACTAGATATTTCCTCGCAGGTCATGGTAAGATAACTGACGCCAGTTCCGAATGTTCTTTCAACCTCAACGCTAGTCCAGTAAGAAAAAACGCTCCCGCCCGCGATGATTGTCGCAATTTCTGTCGGGTTCGGGGCCATGCGTTAGGCGGACAGCGCGCGGATTGAAAGCGGCATGAAGAGTGGATTCGGCACTTGGTTTTCGAGCACCATTTCTCCGGCGCGTGACGCGTCTTGATATATTCTCTGCGCGAGATAGAGCGCCGAAAGCGGTCGCTGGAAATTGTAATAGATGATCCTAGGTAGCGTCTGCTCGCGGTTCGACAGATCCTGCGCCACGGCGGCGTGCAGGCTGATCAGGGCCTGATAGGAAACAGTATCGAATGCACCAGCCGCGGTGTCTTCCGCCGAGCAAAACGCCGCATTGATTGTGTCGAGCGCGGCGTCGATGTCGTCACGGCTGACGAAGGTCGTCGCCGCTAGGATTTGCGCCAGCTCGACCAGCGACATGCGGATTGAATAATTCTGGACAGCGATGCCAATTGGGCTGATCGGGGTCAGTGCGGCGGCCGTGGTCCGCACCAAATCAATCTCGGCATATGTCGCGCCCGCCGTGCGCGCCAGTTCGAAGCAGTTGGCGAGGTCCGGCCAAAACGCGCCGGTCGTGAATTCATCCTGAAGGTCGGCGAGGATTTGCCCGCATGACCAGGTGAGCGACGTTCCCGCGACGCCAGTGCTTCCGCCAAGCGTCGCCATGAGCGCATTGATCACGGTCGTCGCGCCCGCGACCGCATCGTTCATGTCGCGCTTTTTGATCATGTCGAGGTGATCTCCGGCGCTTGCTGGAATTGTGTGATTGCGCTTTGCGCCGCAGTCGTCACCGCGCCGTTCGTGTCGGCGGTCGGCGTGAGTGCGGAGGCCGAACCTGCCTCAAGGAACTCTATCTCGAACTCTGCAATACCGCCACGTTCTCGTCGCTCGGTAACGCTGTAATTGTCACAGTAGACGGTATCCACGCCCATCGTCGGATGGACAAGCTGGCCGGGGTTGTCGTCTTCCAACGCAGCGATCAGCGCGTCACGCGCGCTCTGATAGTCAGGCATATTCGGTCCGAATACGATATAGGCGGCCATCCGATATTTGCGGATGCGACGGCCCATCGACTCAGCGTAGTTGTTTTCCGATTTTGGAAACTCGAACGGAACCATACGGAGACCGGACGATTTCGCGTCAACGTCAACGTGAAACGGCACTCCCTTGAAACTCGCTGGCTGTAAATTCAATCTCCAAAGGGGCGTCGCCATTCAGCATTTCCCCTTGATGCGCTCATAATAAGCGCTTATATTAATCGACATGACATACCGCGCACCAAAACCTCACACCCCAAGATCGTCATTCCGCGTAATCGGGATGACGAAAAGACAATGGCGCCGCCAACCATTACCACCTGTTGGATCAGCGGCGGCCGCGCATCTTGTCAATGAAGCTGAGCGAGTTCGCTGGGCGCTCAACCATATGAGCGCGAAGCGCAAGGGACCGATGCTCAAATCAGAGGTGATTGCTTGCTTATGCCAGCTTTATGGACTGCCAACCTATCTCGACACAATCATTGACGATGACTAACGCCAAACACCTTCCGCCCGACTACCTTCGCAACTGGCGAAAATCGCACAACATCTCATGCGCCACGCTAGCCGAGGCGCTTGGAGTATCCGTTCCAACCCTTCGCCGCTGGGAGACCGCAAACAATATCCCGGTGACGCGCGTCGCATCCGTTCGGCGCATTCTCGCGTCATTCAAGAAATAGGAGACAGCCATGTCGATAGAGGTTCAAGTAAATCCCGCGCCGCCGCCAGACCGCGAACAATTCTTGCGCGATATGGAAGCAACGACCCGTGTCGGATGGGGACCTGCGGACGAACTTCCAGCCGCTTTTTGCGAGGCGCTGATCCGTCGACAGGCGATATATGAATCGAACAACACTCCCGGCCTCACAGAAGTAGAATCGGCCGATTTATTCGAGCGTCTTTATGACGAACTGACGCAATCCGCGAGAGACCAGGGATACCCAACATAAGGAGACCGCCATGCTCATCATCATCATCGCCATTGGCGTTTTCGCCGGGCTGCTGCTGTTCAAAGCGCGCTGGGTGATCCTCATCGCGATTGGCGTGCTGGTCTATCTGTTGCCGGCGCACGCCTCGGATTACAGGCCGCTGACGACGCAAAAGATGGAAGCGCTGGAATCTGTGTGGATATCGAACAAGGCAGCTCAGGAATGCAAAGGTCTTGTTCTCGATAAAACCGAAGCTGGCAGGCTTATTGCGCGCGCCGGGTTCACGGCGGACGAATATGAAAACTCATCGCAAGTGCTTTTCTATGGGTTCAGAAAGCTCGGCGAAATCAAGAAGCTTTACGAGAGCGACCCGGAAGCTTTCTGCGCCGCATCCGAGAGCATGTATGGCCCCAAGGCAGGAAGGTTACTCAAGACTGACGACTAACCCTCCTGATCCGCCATCGGCGCCGCCAGCCCGCGATACATGGTCAGCGTCTTGAACATCCCGTTGATCTCCCCCTTGGTTTTCGTGCCCTTCGGGAACCCATGCAGATCAATCCGCAGCGATGCGTCTCCGGTTACTTTATGAGCTTGCTGCGTCAGCTCCGCCTTGCGTGCGCTTTCTAGGAGGTTGATTCCGGCACCAGGTCCTGACTGTGACCCGTGCAATGCCTTGAGGGCTTTTTTGGCCCATTCAAGGCGGCTGCGCATCGCCTTAACGCCGGCTCTCTCGAATGTGCGTTCGAATGATCGAACAGCTCCGCCAAGTGTGTGAGTTCTGCGCAGCGCCTCGACTGTCTTGTGATATGGCCCCGATAGATCATTCGAAAGATTGGCAAAATTGGCTTCGTCGCTATGCCAGTCTAGCCCCATTCCCTTGGCAAGCGAAAGAAAGCTCCTGGCCCGGATCCCGGTCCATTGCGCCCAGCCATAGCCGCCTTTTCCTGCCGGCATTTCTCTATAGCTCTTGCCTCGGCCCATCATTTCGCGCAACTTAGTGAGACCCGTCGTCTCGCGGCCGAAGTTACCGGGAATAGCGGCGGCCTGAAAATCCCGCAGGGCATATTGTTCCATTAGGCGCCGGATGATCGCCGGCGCTTTTTCCTTGAAGACGGCGTTTGGCTCGATTTTACCGGACTGCTTTGGAACGAATAGCTCTGGGCCGTGCTCGCCGACAAAATATGGAAGTCCAGCGTCAACAGGGCCGCCTGTAGCCCTCCCTTCAGGATGCGAGCCGCGCTGCTGCGCAATCCATTCGTTCATGCCATTGGCGGCAGGATGGCTCTCACGTTTGGCGGCCTGTTCCTTCGATGGATGATAGCCGGACTCGCCCCAATGCGGATCTGCGTCGCGAGGTCTCTTATAGCCCTGCCAATTCGGGTATGGACTGTAATTAGGGTTCTTGGCGTATTTCTTCCTCAGATAATTGGCGACCCAGCGAACCTGGGCGGGAATCGTCGACGGGTCTCTCACATCAAGGCCGGTCTCTTTTTCAAACTCGGTTCCAGTTCCGCGCCGACGATTCAGTTGGAATGGCCCCCACGATGACTCAAGGGCGTCGTCTTTTTTGTCGTATGTGCTCTTGTGTCCAGACTCACCGGCGCGGATGCCTTGCATGATACGCGGGTCAATCCCAGCGCGACGGGCTTCCTCGTTGATCAGCTCGGTTAGGCTGCCGGCTTTGGCCCCGCCATCGGCGAAATCCTTCATGGCCCGCGCCGCAGCCGCCTCGGATGGCTCGCTGCGCGACGCTGGTGGGGTTGTCCCGTGGGGCGCGCTTGGCGCGGCTGGCGTGGTTGTTGGAGCCGACTGGACGCGAGGCGTCGCGCCTTGTTCTGGCGTTTGAGAATGCGGCGTCGTGGCGGCGGGAGCTTTCGTGATGTTCCGACCGCCAGAACCGTCCCCAATGCCGCCCGATGCGCCTGGCTGGTAATTGGCATTGGTGAATCCGCCCTCACCCTGCCGGCGGGATTCAACCCATTCCTTGAAGGCCGCGATAACGCCTTGGCGGGTGCCTTCGAACGTGCCCTTGAGAATGGCCCGCTCTGCCGCGTCTTCCTTACCGAAGGACGCCGCATCGGTCTTTCCGCCGTAGCTGATGGGCGTCAGCCGCCCATAATGAGTCGGCTCATCCTCCGGCGCCGAGATCTTCTTTCGGATGGAACGCGCGGCCGCATGGACGCTCTTTTCCTCGTCCTTCGGCGCTAGTCCATATTTTTTCTGACGCGCTAATTCGTCTTCGCCCTTGTTGAGGTCCTGCGGCCTGACGGTCTCGATTAATGCCTTCGCCGATACGCCGGCTAGCAGCGCTAGCAGCCATGCGGGGGCGGTAAGTGCGGTGAGCGTCGCGCCCATCGCCACCAACGACGCCGTCGTTCTAACGGCGGCGAGGCCCAGCATGGCAACAGGAGCAACAAAGTTCGCGAGCTTGATGGCGACCAGGCCCTCCATTACCGTCTTCCAACCGCCGATGGACCGCACGACGCTATCGACGCTTTTTGCCGCGGCGCGAATGTCGTCGCCCCACTCTCGCCACGGCGCATCACGAATTGCGCCAGCAACATCGGCGAAAAACTTGCGGAGTTCCCCGCCGTTCGCCTCGATGAACGCGCGAACCGCATCCGTTGCCTCCGTCATTGCTGGCGCGAGTTCAGATCCGATTTCGGTTTTCAGCTTGCTGACAGATTCGCGAATGCGGTCGAAAGCCGCTTCGGCGGCGAGTCCCTTGGCGATATCCGCCGGCGTTATCTGGCCAATCTGCTTGCGCACGTCGGCGAGCGCGTCGGTTAGTTCCTTGCCCTTCAGCCGCGCGAGGTTCGGATCGAGCCCCAGCGCCTCATAAAATGAACGCCGCTCGCTTTCCTTCGGCATCATGCCGGCGAGTGCTTCTACCTTGCTGAGCGCGGTCGCTTGATCCTTGGTGTGGACAAGCGCCTCGCCAAGCTGGCGGATATAACCAGCACCCTCGCCGAAGCGGCTTGCGAAGAATTCGCGCAGCGGCCCAAGGCGATGGCGCCACTGATCCATATTCGCGGCGAACTTCGCCATGCCGGATGTCATCGCATCCGGCGTCGAGCCAACGCGCGAGGCTAGCGCCTGATATTCGCGGAGCTGCTGGATCGAGAGACCAGTTTCCTTGCGGGCGAATTCTAGGCTGCGCGAGGAATCAGAAAAGCTCCGTATCGCCGCTGTGACGCCAGCTATCGCCGCTCCAGTCGATATCGCCCCAATTCCGAGGCCAACCATCGCCGGCTCAAGAATGCCTTTGACGTGCTCTCCGGTTTCCTTGACCGATTTGCGGAGATCCGAGAACGCTTTTTCGTGCGCCGATGCTGCCTGCCGTCCAGCCTTGTGCGAGGCGACATTGCGCTGCGTCAAGCCTTCGAGAGACTTTCTCATGGCCAGGATCGGGCCGCTAAATTTATCAACGACCTGTGCTACGAGTTGAAGGGTCTCTTGCTGTGACAACTAGAGCCTCCAAATCAATCCGAATTCATCGATCGGATCACTTTCAACCGCCGATCGACCGCGACGAACAGGCGTTCAATTTCATCGCTTGGCTTGTCGAGGAAGGCATAAGGCGAACAGTGGAAAACTAGCGACAAATCGATGCACGGATCGATCAGGTCTCCTACGTTTTCGGGAGAAAAAAACTTGATAATTGCCAAGCGCAAGAGGCCAAATCGCGCGGGTCCATCTTCTCGACGGAACCGGTCGGAATATTCGCCAAGCGCGCGATCATCGCGACCATGCGCGGCATGTTGTGTTCAATGCGCGGCGGGTCGGAAACCGGATCAAACTGCACGGGATTTCCGACCTTGATGAGGTCGAGCCCCGTCGGCTTGCGCATCGTGATGACCGAGCGCATCTCCGCGAACACCGGAATGGGGGAAGAGAGCGTGACGACGATTTCGTTGCTCTCGGCGACGGGCGCTTCCTCGGAAGCAACTTCGTTCTCGAATGAGTCCGTCATTTACGATGACATTTCTTGGAGGGTAATACCTTCCAACGTCACGTCGACCTTGCCGTCGTGCGCATCGATCACGAACGCGCTGGTCGTCCACGCCTGCGTCAGCACGTAGGTCATGCCGTTGGCTAGATTTACCTGCGCGGTGACGTTGGTGAGACCCTCAAGCACATCCAGCGATAGCTGATTGCCGATCGACCAATCGCCTTTTATGGAAGGAACCAATGGCTCTTCGATATAACCGTGAACCGTATCCTGACCGGCGACGCCAGTCCTCTTGACGGTCATGCCGGTTACTTGAAAGTTACCACGCGCTTCATAAGTTTGCCCTCCCACTATAATTGCGAGAAGACCACCAATACGATTGGTGTTGTTGGTTGCCATGACGTGGCTCCATCTGAGGGATGGCCGGCGCTGTCACAGCGCTGGCTCGCGGGCGTCTCACGACGCGCGCAAAGGAGTTGCCCGAAGGAATACGGGCAATAAAAAACCCGCCGTTAGGCGGACTTGATTGATGTCGATGCTAATATATAGTATAGATTTATTAGTTAGTAGCAACAGGAGGATAAAGCAACCGAAATTGGGCAAGCGCATTGAATTGTCGAAGTTGCCCAGCAAGCTGAGGAGGGTATAATACGTCGATTTTATTCGGGTTATTGTTGTCTATCTGGACGATCAGATTTGCCTTGAAGTCCGGTAGGTCAGCGACGAGGCCGTTATACATCGCATTCACGAATTCGGCGACGAGTTCGGCCTTGATCACAGATGGCGTAACAATCGCCTGGCCAGGTCCATACGCTGTGCCGTCCGGGACAAGTTTGACGCGCGGATATTTGCTGGTGATCGCCGACTTCATGGCGCTGAGAAGCGCGGTAAGCGTCGACAACACGGTCAGTAATCCGAATGCGGTATCGGCCTGTCCATAGCTGTTGAGCTGATACTGCGTCTGCTCACGTAGGATCATCGGATTGCCGTCAGGCGCGACCGATTGGATCGCGAAGCCGCTGTTCGTCAGATTGTTGAGCTGGGCCTGCGAGTAGCGGTTTTGCACTGCCGCCGGAAGAATTCCGATCATCTCAAGCGTTTGCAGTGGGCGCGCCGGGTCATCCGAGAATCCAAGTGCCGCTAGGCCGGCATAGGCAGCGGTCCATTCCCAGATCGGCGACGGGGCCAGCTGCTCGATCGCCATCGTCGAGATCACGGGAGAATTTTGCGCGAGCCCCCAAGTGATCGAATCCGCGTAATCGTTGCGAAGGGCGTTGACCATGAATCCGTATTGCTGGCGCGAGTAGTTCCAACGACCACCTGACGAGAACCCAAACTCCGTCGCCCAGGCCGTCTGCGACGCGCTGTCCGTGTAAGGCATCGCGACATAGAAGAACTGCAGCGCCTGTATCGCCGAGATAGCCGAGGTGAAAGTCGGCTCGCTCGTGCCGCCATTCATCGCGACAATCGTCAGCGTCAGGCCAACGGGCAACGCCTGCCCGCCATAGGCGCCGAGATAGTTCGGAATGATCGTAAAATCGTTGCCGGTGAGTCCCTTCCAATCGCATGTCAGCGCCACGACGCCAGTTGTGGCGACCGCCGTAATCGCGAGATCATTATTCGCGTTGATCGCCGCGGCCAGATTGGTCGCTACGGTCGCGACTAGATCGGTCGAGCCGACGGCGGTTTGGATCAGCTGTCCGCCGATGTAAATGAATAGCGTGCCAGATTGCGTTGGCGCGGTCGCGATGGTGATCGAGCCCGTCGCCGCGACGCCGGCGCCCGGATCGGGAACAGGGATCGCATAGAGCAACTGATTGGTGTTGACGGCGAACCAGGATGCCACCATGCGGGCGAGCATCGAGCCCTGGCCAAATAGGTTTTTGGCCATCGCAACTGAACCAACCGGAACCGGCACATTCGCGACGCAGGTCCCGGCATTCGCGCCAGTGGCGTTGTATTGACCGACGAGCAGGGCGGGCTGAGACTGCGTAAGGTTGCCCGCCATCGAACCATCGACGGATATCCATACCAGCGGCAGCTGCCAGGACTCGGGAATTCCGGTTGAAACTGCCATAAGCTGGCTCCATCAAGAGGGACGGCCGGCGTCATCACGACGCGGGCTTGCGGGCGCTTCACAGCGCGCGCGCGACCTTGCCAGGGGTCGAATGGGCAACAAAAAACCCGCCATGAGGCGGGCTGTTTTGAATGGGGTGTGGAGCGCCTAGACTAGGCGGTTGGTTTGGTGGCCCGAGGCGCGTCAACGCGCATGGTGTCCATCTCCGGCTGCGGCGCTAACGGATTGCCGGCCCATGCCTTCGCGCGATCCAGCGTGAATATGCCATCGGTCAGCATGCGCGCCGTGAAGCCGTCATTCTCCCACAAGCAGCCGTCGATCTTGGGGAGGCCGTCGCTTGGATGGCGCACGTTCATCGCATTTGCTTTTGTGGGCCACAGCATCACTTTCGGCATCGGATTTCTCTTTCGTTAGGGCGACGGCGGCCAGTCGGCGCCCTCGGGGAATTGTATTTCGATAACTGGTGTGCCGGGAGCCGGATTGGTTTTCACGTCGATCATCAGAAGATCGTTCGGCGCAAACGGGGTGTAAATCGTGTGGTAGCTGACTGTGATGCGCAGGCGCAGCTCGGCGATGTAGGCTTCGCCCTCTTTGGAAAACTGATATTCGCGGCTTGTTCCCTCGACAAACTCGAAAAGTTCGAGAAACGTCGGGTCACGGAACAGCATGTCTTTCGCCACGCCGACGAAGCGATCAAGCGTTCCGTCGATCAGCAACGCGTCGCTACTCATCACCAACCAGGAAATACCAAGTTCCAAATTCGTGATGAAGCGTGGCAGCGTTACGTTGCCTTCCGGCGTCTCGCGCTCTGATAAGACGAACACGCCAAGAGCCGGCAACTGATCTGGCTGAACCGTGGTAATCGGGGCCTTGCGTGTCGATCGCATCCAGGCGCCATTGATCGTCAGGCGCGATACGCGGTCGAATGCGGCGTCGCGTATCTCGACGGCGCGGGTCTGATGATGCTCTCCGCTCAGCATCACATTACCCGCTTCATGATCAGCTTGCTCGCGCCTCCGGAATCGTCGCGCACATCATCGACAAGCAGATTGACCACGCTGCCGGGAGCGGCGTTGGTGGCGAGCACGACGAATTGATCATCGGCGATGATTGCGATTTGGTCGCCCTGAAGAATTGGAACTGGCAATTCAGACAGGTTGACATCGATCGAGATCGTTCGGCTCGTCATGATGCCGCCGTCCTCCAGCGCGATATCGACGTGGCGGACGGTCCAGATGCCGCGTGCGGCGTATGCCGGGCGGTATGGCATAGATTTTAGCGGCGTCACGATGATCGGCTTGGAGAAGGCATCCTGACATGGGCCGACGACGAGTGAACCGAAATCCATGGTCGGATCAGACTTGCGTGGCGATCGGCTTAACGCCGGTTTCCGTGAAGTGCGGGCCTTCCGCCATCGGCGGGATGACCTGGGCCGGATCGAGCAGGAACCCGCGCGCGCGCAGGCTCACGATTTCGTCCGGCGCCAGTTCGACTTCGTTGCCTTGGCTGTATTCGACCAGCTTCGAGCGCCAAATCGGCTTTCCTTCCGGCGTATGACCGGTGATGGTCTTGTTCGTCGGATCTGGAATGACGATTGTGCGGCCGCGCGCGACGGTCGCTCGTATCACGGCCGCGCGCTGCTGCGGTTTATTGTCTTCAGCCATTTAACGTCTCCATGTATTCGCGGTAGATCACTGAAAACTCAATAAAATACCGGAGCCGTGACACTCGCCGCGAAGCACGCGTTCACTCGCGCCGGAATGACGATCGGGCTCGACTGCATCAGGATGTAGCGCTGCGCCGGATCTTGCTCGACCCATGTCTTCGGGGCGAAAGGCAACGCAGAATAGTTGAACGCCGGGTCCAGGATCTGGCCAAAGGCGCGCGTGCCCATCATGTCAGGGCCGCACATAACGATCATGCCGTCTGTAAGCATCGGGTATTCCTTGTCGGCCGTGCCGCCCTCGGTCCCGCTGTCCACATACCAATCGTTGTAAATCCAGAGGTCATATTGACCCCATCGGCCCTTGTAGACCGCGCCTCGCTGGATTTCGGCACCAGGATTGATGACGTTGCCGCTGTTTGCGAGGTTAGGATAAAAGACCGCGCCCTTAAGCAGCGGATCAGCTATGAATCCTTCGTAAGCGCTAGTCGTGAAAACAATGTCCTTCACGACAGCTCCGGACTTCTTCAAAATCTGCCGCTGCCATGCCTCGATGTTCAATGTCGGCGTAGCCGTTCCGGCAGTGACATAGGCCGGCGTCCAGCATGCCGTGCTGGTCAGCGCGACAGTGAGCGAAGGATCGCGGCCAAAGTCCACGAGAACGGTCGGGAAGCCTTCTCCGGAGATTGTAACCGATCCGTTGGAAAGAACCTGGGCCGCCATCCATTCGAGACGACGCGTCAGAACATCGATCTGGTCCGTCATCTCGAATTCAAGATTGGCCATCTCACGCTCGGCGCCGGTCATGTCGCCGCCAATGCGCTCGCCGATCATGCGGCGAACAGGCTTGCGCAGATCAGGCGCGCGCTTGTCTTTGATGTATGCGGGCTTGAACACGTTGGTCTGCATGCGGCGCTGCTCGACCAGCTTGCCTTCGACCATCGGGCTCACAAACGGCGCGATGCGGCGCTTGCCTACGTCAACGTCGATCGAGACAAATTCGGAATCCGAAGTGATAATATTCGGAAAGAACTTGTCAAGCAGAAACGTCTGCGCGCGCTTCAAATTTGGAATCACGGCCACTAATGTGTTCGTGTCGTAGACCATATTCATGCCAGGGGCAGTAGCCATTGACGTATCTCCTAAGAGTTATGTTGATCGTGGCTACTGCGATGAGTGGCCGTATCTGATTTTTGTAGTCGCTTACGTCGGGTCGTCGGCCGGCACGACCGCCTTGATGTAAATTGCCCGGCTCAGGAAGGCTTGCTTCACGGACTGGAGAGACAGGCTCGGATCGAGCACCAAGGCGTTGCCGTTGAACTCGCCCATGACATAAACGCCCGCGGTAACATTGCCGGCGGTCGGGTCGGTGTAGTCGACCAGAATGCCAGCCGGCTTCTCGCTGCCGTCAACAGCCGTCGCGGTGCAAAGGCGATAGACGCCAGCGGCGCCAGGAGCGGCGGCAAGAACGAACGCATCACCAACCGCAGGCGAGCCGCCAGTGGTGATCGTGAAGTTGATCTGCGGATTGACGAAGGCCGTTCCCATCGTGGTCTGGCCGAGTTCTTCGCCGGTCGGGTCGAACACGTTGCCGACCGTCGCGCTGGTCAAAACGACGGAGTAGTTGCCGGCCTTGACGGACGCGCCAGCCGATATCGAGCCAACGGTCGCCGTGCCGGTGTTGTTCGTGCCGCTCGCAAGCGTCGCGCCAGAGAGCGTGAACGCGGTCGAATCCGACGTGGCCAGCGTGTAGGCGTTGCCGCCCGTGCCGGGGATGTTCGCATTCGCGGTGATCGTCGAGCCACTGAGCGAATAATTGAGCTTGCTCAGATTGACATCGGTCGATCCAACGAGGAACGCCAACAGCGCCTGCGCGGTGGCTGCGGTCGTCGCGCCGATAAACACCTGATTGCCGACCGGAGCCGTATAGGGTGTCGGCTGCGCCGCGAAGGTGATCACCGTGCCCTGAATCGTCAGCGTGTCGGCGGCGGCCGGCAGAGCGGCGATCAGGATCGTGCCGGTCGCGAATAGCTTGCCCGCCGTGGCCGCGATGCTGCCGAAGCTGGTCAATCCCATGACCGATCCGCGCTGTAGAACGGCGGAACCGGTGACGACGGCGAAATCGTCGGTCACGAGTTTGAGGGAGCCAGCAATGAGCTGGTCAGGAATGAAAACTTCAGCGCCGCTGTATGGCTGCTGAACATTTTCGCCGAAAGTAGTGGGAACGAGAACCATTGCGGTCTCCTAGTGATTTGTGAGGTTGAAGACGGCCGAAGGTTCTCGCGCCGCTTGGATCAGAGTAGTTTTCCAATGCTTTGGGCGAAAACTATTTCGTCCTTAGCGCCCTTGGATAGATTGCATGGAGCGCAAAGCCACTGGAGGTTGTTTGGCCAATTTGAACCGCCATTTACGAGCGCGACGCGATGATCTAGGTGGCCTTTGCGACCAAGTCCTACTCCGCAGTGAACTACCCCCGCCTGAAGGCGGGGGTAGTTCACGAGACTATACCTCACCTCTGCGGCGGCGTCCCGCGAGTATTATTTGAGCCGCCAAGTCCGGAGCCGGGCTCGGCGACGCGCCGCCGACGTTCGGCTGCGGCGCGGCGGCCATGCGCTCGCGAAGATCGTCGCGGCGTGGCGCTGGCGCGGCGGTGGCTGCCGGCGCATCCAAGTTCCGAGCCGTCAGGTGGGCGATGGCGTCGGCCCTTGGAATCGAAGTATTCAGCGCGTAATGCTCAGCCATTCTTGGGAAAGACCCTGCGGCTTCGCACGAGACGATTGCTCGAATGCGCGATCGCTCACGAGCCCGAGCGGCTTTGGCAGCCGGCTCTTTCTCGTCATCATCGTCGTCGTCGCCGTCTTCCTTGTCGGCCTTTTTGGATTTGGCCTTTTTGGCCTCTTCGTCTTTTTTCTTTTTGTCGTCTTCCTCGGCCTTTTTCTTGGCCGCATCGTCGTCCTCAGCCTTGCGTTTGGCTTCCTTTTTTTCTTCGTCTTCCTCTTCGGCTTTGCGCTTAGCCTCTTCGTCCTTCTTCTTCTTGTCGTCGTCATCTTCCGACGCCAAAGGAGGCTTGGGAGCGAGGTGCGCGAACGCCGACCGGCCCGTGTTAGGAACAGTGCTCATCGATATTTTCCTTCTGAAGATTGGCGCGTTTAGGCGATCGATTCCATCAGTGCGACGAAAGCGGCGTCAGGGGCTAGAACCATGTCTGCTAGGCCGTTTTCTACCCCGGCGGCGCCTAGAAAAGTTCCCGCTTCGGTTTCTCTGATTTTGTCCGGCGTCGTCTTGCGATTGCGCGCGACTAGTTCGACGAACATCTCGCCCATCACGTCGATTTGCTGCTGCATCCTGCCGAGCGCTTCATCGGATAGCGTCGTCGTCGGATAGGAATCGTCCTTGCGAGAGCCGAACTTGATCGTCGTGACTTTCATCCCGGCCTGCTCGAGCATGCCAGTCACATCGACGCGCAACGCAATCACGCCGATCGAACCAGTCCCGCCCGTCCGGGGAACGATGATTGTGTCTGCGGCGCTCGCCAAAGCGTATGCCGCCGAATACGCGCAATCGTCCAAGATCGCCCATATCGGCTTTACGCCGCGCATCTGAAATATCGCCTCTGCGGCATCGAAACAGCCCGATACCTCGCCGCCCGGCGAATTTACGTGCAGCGCGATGGCTGATACGTCCGGATCATCAAGCGCCTCAAGCATCGTCGATATAATGCGCGAATAGGCCGTTTCGTCCCAAAACCAGCATGCGTCGTGAACCAAGACGCCCCAAATGGGGACGATGGCTATACCGTTGACGACCTCATATGGACGAGACACGACATCGATGGCGCTAACAATTGCCGCCGGCATGAGCGGCGCGACATCCGCGCGACCGCGCAGCATCTCCAGCACAACGGCGGCATGATCCTGTTGCAGCGCCAGTGGTCTATTCAAAAACCGCTGCGCCAAGATCGGGATCATCAAACGGCCTCGGGTTTCTTAGCGGCTTTTTGCGCACCGCCCTTGGCATCTTCGGATTGCAGCCCGACTAGCTCGCCAGCCCATTCCGGGCGCGGGATTTTGTATTCATCGAATAGTTGCAGCTCGTAACGGCGCTGCTCCAGCACTTCCTCGAAGTCGAGGCCCTGCTGCGAACATTCGTCTTGCAGCGTCGACAGCGCGCCATCCATCCGCATGATCGCGCCCTGCGATTCCGCGACGGGATCAACCCAGCCGACGCCAGGCCCAACCCATGTCGCCCGCGCGTAGGCACCGCGGCACTCGACAAACTTCGGCGCTCCATTGGGGAGCGGGAGATCATCGACGGCGTGAGCCTCTTCGAGCCAACCAATCCGGATCGGCGCGGCGAATCCTTCCGCGAAGTCATGACGGCGCCGACCGAGTGTCTTCCAAGCCTCTAGCAGAGCGCCGCGCGCGCTGGAGTAGTTCACATCCGACCAGTCATTCGAAACTTGCTGCGCGGAAAGGCCAATGCCGCTTGCTACATTACGCAGCACGGCGTTTTCGAACGCGGCGAAATTCTCGGTCGGCCGACTCGACGCCACGGTCCCGATTTTCTCTCCGGGAGCCAGCAATGTAACTCTTGAATTGCCAACGCTGATATTCGCTGCGTTGTGAAATTTTGCCCGCATATCTTGATAGGCGTTCAGCCCGTTTAGCTGCGCGCCCTGACCATCATCCAGCGCATCGGCGACAAGCTCGTGGTCGAAGGGAGACTCGACATAGGCCGCGAAGATCGAATTTATGATGGCCGAGTCCAACTCGACGCCATCGTATTTGATAAGCATCTTGAGACGCTGCATAACCGGCGTGAATATTCCGGCGCCGCCGCGATGCTGCGAGGCGCGGTCGCCGTCATAGTCATGGATGACGATCGGACGGCCCCACGCCGTCTCTCTCGGCACGCGCTCCCAAGTCACGGACTGCGCCGCGCTAAACCAATCGCCGGCGTGCGCCTTGCGGATATGGTAGGCAACAGCCGATCCAAACTCGTCGATCTCGACGCCGCCGCGCATCGCCATCTGGTCGAACTGTAGCTGCGGATTCGACAGCCGATCCGGATCGATCAGCTGGACCGCCGTGGCATATCGCGCGCGGCCGAGGCCAACACGCTCCGGCAGCCAAACCATCAGCGCGAGCGCGTCGCCGTCAATCAGCTTGTGGCGAAACGCGATACGCATCAGTTGGCTGAAATTGTTGTTTCGTGCCGCATCGCAATAATGACCGTGATCCGTCACAGCCCAACTGCGGAACCCGGCGTCTACCGCTCTCGCGTATTCCTTGGCCCAGAGATGATCAAAACCCTTGATGCCAGTGACGCTAGCTAGGAAACGATGGTCCGGCTTCGGGATAGGACGAAGGTTTGCGCCAATACAGTTGTCAAGAATTCGGGTTACGGCACCGGAGGCCCATCCATCGTTGAGCGAAATGTCGCGGGCGCGGCTAACTATCCGGTCGCGAAATTGATTGAGGGCTCCATCCGGGCTATATAAAAACGGATTCCATTCGGCAGAATGCTGTCCATAAATATCAGCGGCGTCATAAGCCGGTCCGCCAAAACGACCGTTACCACCATTTAGAGCACTCGGTCCGCGAACTCCTTTAGCGCGCGCCGGTAGCCGGTCTGATTTATTGGGGATAGGTTTCCCATCCGCCCCAAGAATTTTCACTTCGTTTTTATCTGTCATGCTATTCTAGCCATTCAACGAACTGAATTCGAGGATGGCGCATGACGAAACCCATTGGTGAGATATCAAAACAGCGACAAGCCAGACTTGATTATCAACGACAATGGGTAGCCGCCAATCGTGAGAGACACCGAGAAACCTGCCGTAAATGGCGCATAGCCAATCCTGACAAAGCACAAGGCGCCCAACAAAAATATCGGGATGCGAACCGAGAAAAGATGCGCGAGCGTTCTATCGAGCAGCGCGCTATCAATCCTGAACCATTCAGAGAAAGGTGCCGCCGATATAACGCAGCAAATAAAGAAAAGATCGCAGATCGGAAACGCGAAAAGAACGAGGCTAATCCAACCATAAGCAGGAACAACAGACTTCGCCAAAGGTATGGCCTAACTCTACAAGATTGGGATGCCCTATTCCTTAACCAGGGAAATCGATGCGCGATATGCGATGCAGAGGAACCAGGAACGAAGGGTTGGCACACAGATCACAACCACGATACAGGGGGCGTGCGCGGCATACTCTGCCATACATGCAACATAGGTCTCGGCGCATTCAAAGATAATCACGAGGCGCTTATTGCAGCTGCGGATTATCTACTTTCGCATTCCTAGCGAAAGTAGGGGATCAGCGGGCGTCTCTCGCGACGCCCGGAAATCTGCGATTGGAGCAGCACAATCCAATTCTGGAGGTTTTGGCCCTGTGCTGGAGTGTAGGACACCGCTTTGCCTTCATAGGAAATCGAAACAGGCTTCCCGCCAGTCATCAGCAGCGCATAGGCGCTCTGCGCGTCGGATAGCCATTGCACGAGAGTAGGACGCGGGATGCCCGCAAGCATGGTGCGTGATGGATCAAATCGCATCGCGCGCTCCTATCGGCCTATCAACCGGCGCACCGCGCGGCAAAGAACACAGGGAACATGGCTTTTCGGAACCCATGGCGCTTTCGCGGTATTCCGTGGCGGGATGCTGAGGCGCGGCAGCTTTGGAAGTTTCAATTTCATCGCGCCGTTCTCATCGCCAGCGCCATGCGCTCGGGGAATGACGCCTCGACCGCGCGCCGCATGGCCTCGGTGAAATCTCGCTCAAACGGCACGTCAGCGGGTTGGACAGCCATCGGTTTGAAACTGTATTGTAAGACGAGCCGTCCACCCTGGCCGATGAATATGCCCTTTGGCGTGATGCGGAGTGCTCTCTTAGGCGTAGCGGCTATCAGCGCCCGTGGACGCTGCGCCTTCGGGATACCCCACGTGCCTCGGCTGAATTTCCCCTTAACAGGTATCGCGAGGTTTGAGCCCTTCGGAAGTTTCGTCCCGCCGTAGTTGTGCCGCCAAAGGCTAGCGCGCCCGAGCCGGTCGAATATCTCGACGCGGAGATTGTCCTTTCGGGAAAAGTTCGTAACGAGCGCCGCCTTGATGAAGCTCTTATTGACCGCATTGACGGAGGTTGGCCATGTTGTTTCAGTCAGGACAACGCGCGCGACCTTCGCAGCGTCGTTGAGAGCGCGGCTGAGCGCGTAAGGGACCTGCGACTCGGCGGCCCCGAGCGAGCGGGCCTTGGCTTCGAAATCCGTTAAATTAAGGAGAAGTTCCACGGGGCGTCGTTGCGAGTAACGTGTTGACTAATTCGCACCACGATCCGTCGGCCCATTGAGATAGCAGTTTGTCGTGTAATTCTTGAATCACATTAAATATCTGCGCCGATGACGGATCGCTCATGCGGTTCCAGACCCGTTCGCGAAAGTTAGCGTCGACCTCAATCCCCTCATCCGGCCACCGGCGGACGAGACCATACATTCCAGCAATTTCATCCAAAAACCCACCGCCAATAGGCTGACCGACAATGTAAGTGGACGCTTCCATTTGCATGATCTGGTGATCCTTGAATTTACGGACGCGACGTTATATCGTTCGAGAGATGGCTCCTCGCGCAAGCAAGCGCATGTGAGTGGATCGGTTGTGTATAGCGACCGATATGTTGGTGCCAATCCAACCGCGCAAAAACGGATGACGATCCGCAGGAGCCATCACTTACTCCGAACGGACGGCTAATCCCGCTTTGATCGCAAGGGTTCAGGGTGAGAGATTGCCGCCGTTCGAAGATGTTTCCGACCGAGCGCCCCGTTTGCAACCGGTTTGCCACACGCTGGCGGGATTCGAACCCGCGACCTGTCCCTCGGGGACTGCTCTATCCAGGTGAGCTACAGCGACGGTCGAAACTCTTGTTGCTTCCGCCGTCGTCTAGCCCATTGGCACTGGGCGCTGGCGAAATTCACGAGTATGGTTTGTGGATTTGTCACATCGGCCAGATTTGGGCGCGCGAAGCGACGTTATTCTTTTATGGGCTTGTTGCTTCACATTTGTCAAGCTCTATATTTTATGTCGGGTTGGTTTTTTGACTGATCCGATGTCCCGCAGTCTGATACCCGGCCCCCCCTCGCCATCAAGAAAGGTAACGCCCGCGCTTTCGAGAGCCCCGCGCATCTTCGCAATAGCCTGTTCCGACACGCCCCCTAAATTTCCATTTTCGAAACGCTGAACCGTCATCCAAGAGACGCCGGCGCGCTCACCGAGATCGGGGCGAGACCAATCTAGGATGGCCCGCGCCGCCACGCTCCGCAACGCCCCGCTCCTCTTCGCCTCGCCTCTCCCCGCGATGCATCGCAACGAGCCCCGATCCTAATAGATCGGGGCACTTCACCTCGCCAATTGCGCCCAAAGCGGCTGCTTTTTTTCAGGTTTATTGCGCAAATTTGCTTCTCTCTGGTCGAGATTCGGCTTTATCGCGGCGCGGGCGGCTATCGCCATGGTCACACAGTCAAGCGCTTCATTTCGCCGCCCGGAGATCGGCTCAAAACGGCGGATCGGACGGCCCTTGTAATAGCGGGTGATGCGGCGCTCGGCGCAAAGCTGCTCGAAAAAAACAGCAGGCAAATCCTTGGAAAAGTTAATCATTTGATTGCGTTGAAGCCTATCGAAAAGCTGCGTTTTGATGACGTCGACGCCCATAACCCAAAGCCGACCGCCGCCCTTCACCTTACCCCGTGACGCCTCGATCACTGGCCGGCTGCCACCGACACCCTTGCCGGCCATGATATGGCGCGAGGCTCGCGGGAAGCAGAAGTCGTAAACCTTCTGCGTCCAGTCGCCATCGCCACTATCGACAATCGCGGCGTCAATGCCGATTTGTCCGCCCAAAGGGTGAATCCAGCGCGATTTCAAAAAGTCGTCAACCTCGATCCAAAGGCTGTTTTCATCTGGGCTACCCCAAAAAACGAAATGCGCGAGGATAAAAATCTCGCCCTTGCGATTCCAGCCGAGCAGCGTGATTTCGATGCGGTCATCCTGCACGTCGAGGCCCGCGCTGATAATCAAAACCTCGACCGGGATTTCCTCGATGCCAAACGGCTTAACGCGCGAGGCGAGCAGGTGATCATCGATCTCCGGCGCGGATTCCTTCCACGGCTCAGCGAGCACGGTATTGACGAAGACCTGCAGGTCGGCCGGGTTGTCCTTCGCCTGCAGCCATTGCGCGGCGAGCTTCGCCCATGAGACGTTTGCCAGAACTGAGACCAGGCTGTTAAGCCGAAATCCCGCGTGGCCTTTCACATCTGGCTGCGTCGCCCGCCAGCGCCCGGCGGAGACCATCGCGAACTTGCGATTTTCGTCGATCATCACGCCGCAATGGGGACAACCAAACATCGCGGTCTCTGGCTTGCCCTCATCCCATTTGATGTGCTCCCACCTGATCTCTGTGAATTCGCCGCATTCCGGGCATGGAACCTCATAGACGCGCTGATCACTCTGTGCATAAGACTTGATGACGTTAGACGTGTCCTCAAAGATCGGCGTCGATCCGATGACAATTTTTCGATCAGGGAATGTATCAGTTCGCTTTTCAGCTAGGGTAATCGGGTTGCCTTCGAGGCCAGTTTCGCAGGCATCGGCCTCATCGATAAACAGCAGCCTAGCCGTATGTCGCCGAAGGTTGCGCGGCGAGCGTGCGGCAATTATTTTTAGAGACCCGCCGGGAAACCGCCGCGACAAGATGGTGTTTCGATCCGTCTCGCCGACATCGACCTTTAATGCCATACGCAATACCGGCGTCGCGGCAAAGGTCGGCTCAAGGTCGGAGACGGAAAAATCGCGGGCATCGGATTCGGTCGGTAAAACGACTAGAACTTGCGCTGGATCATTGGACACATAGGAGCCGATTGCCGCGACAATCAATTGCGTGAAACCAATACGGGTAGCCTTTACCAGCGTGACGCGCTCGATCTCAGGGTCTGACAGCGAATCCGCTATGTCCCGTTGATATGGATCAAGCCGCATCTTCCCAGGTCGAGCAGTCACACCAGCCGGCAAGACGACATGCTTCTCGATCCAGTCCGATAGGACGAGCCGAGGCGGAGGGATCAATGCCAAGCGCACGAAAGAAAGAACCTCAGATGCGCTCATTCTAGCGATTCCCCGCTAAGCTCTTGCAGCGCGTCCCTGACTTCCTTATCGATCACGGCAACCTCTGACCTTGACAAGTGCGATAATCGTGCGCCACAGCGCGACGGAATCGTCAACATCCGCTTGCGGAGGTCCGTAAGATAGCCCCGCCAGGTCGAATCAACCTCGGTTGCATCCAGCAGCCGACCAGCCCGCTGCTCAAATTCCAATTGCTTGAGCTTCGCGACAGCGCTTTCCTTGCGCCGGATCGCCTCGGCGGTTGTCCACCGCTCATCTGGATCATCGTCGGGGGGCGTAGGCGCGACGACGGCAACGGCCCGAGTCTCCGCTGTCCGCGCTGGCTTCCTCGCGCTGGCTGCCTTCCTGACGGACTCCGGCGATGGAGCCGAGCATTTGCCGCCCTTGTGGATTTCAGGCCGACCATCCAGCAGAGCGTTAGACGCCTCGACATTCACCCGGCCATCGTCAGACAGAACGAGCAGCCCCTTCGCCTGCCACGCCGTCAGAAGCTGGCGCGTCACGCCGCGAATGCGAGCAAATTCAATCTTCTTTACGAACGCAGCCATCTATTTTAATTCCACATTTTACAAGAGTGTAAACGGGTATTTTACATTTTACAAGAGTCATGGCAAGCGCTCGTGCGCTACCCGCAATGAAATCAAAGGCTTAGAGAGGGACCCCAACAAAATCAATGACTTATGAGGAATGGCCAAGGTCCGGTCTCCTTACGGGCAAGGCTTGGTCGTGGGGATTGGCAGTCGGTAGTTGGACCTCTCGGTCGCAATGCGAGTGGCCAATCCCCATCTCCCCACGCGATGGATGAGCACACCGCGGCGGGCGTCGGCAAATTTCCTATGGCTCATCTCATCAATCACCTAGCTGCTTGCGGCATTGGCCGCTTGTGGTTTCCGGGGGACTGGCAAGCATCGGCTGGACCTTTCGGTCACGCTGCAATTGGCCAATCCCCCGAACTTTGAAGACGATGGTGCGGCACTCGGCATGCGACCAATTACTGGCAACTACTCAATGGCCGCATCATCGCCTAACTTTGGGGAAGGCACACATATTCTAGCGCTCTCACGCATTCTTATTATGGCCTTCCCCTCCGGGCATCACCGGAAACTGTAAGACGATGGATGGGCAAAGTGGAAATGGCCGTCACTAGCACGCGCCATATGGCCACATCCATCGTCTATCTCTCGCATCACGCGGCGTCCCTCATCTCGCGTGCTGCCAAATCCTTGTTCCACTCGCGCCACAGGTCTGACACGACGGCCTTGACCATCACCCTGAGCGCGTCGCCACGGGAATGGCCCTTGCTCCAATCTGGATGCGTGACGGCTGTGTGTTCGCGCCGCCGCACGTAGACCTCGCCATATGGGCCGATCGGCTTGCCGAACGTCGTCTCGGACTTGGCCGCGCTTTCCATCTGTAGGTTTCCGAGCGGCACTTCGATGCAGGCGTAAATTTCGGCTCGACGTTTCGGGTTGTATCTGGCGCCAACCCATTCGTCCGCGCTCAGTCCGCCCTTCGCCCGCCATTGGGAGAATGCCTTCCCCTGATATGGGGCGAGACCAAGCCGGCTCCATAGCTTCTCGTCCTTCGGGTATTTTGACAGGTCGCCAGCCTCGCCGATCAGCACGGCAAACGCCTTGTCTCCAAATCCCCTGATGCCTTTGACGAATGAATAGGCTGGTAGCAGACGCGCCAGCCGTTCCATTTCCGACTCGATCTCATCGCGCCTCGCTTGGATTGGCTCAAGTGAAAGGCGGATAGCTTCGATCTCCGCATCCACAGCTTTGAGAATGTCCACGTCCGCCTCGGCTTGAGGCTTACCCGAAAACGCCTTGCCTATGATCGTGCGCGCCCGAGCCTCGACCTTTTCCTGTGCCGCCTCGTCGTCATGAGCGGGAATTCCTATCATACGCTTAACGAGGCCGGCGGCACGATTGGTCGATGACACGACAATCTTGATGCAGAACTTTCGGCGGACTTGCAGCTCTTGCAAGGCGACGACGACGGTAGGGATTTGAGGGCCGCCGTCACTTGCGCGTTGGCCAAGTTCGGCAGCTGGCGAATGGACGGCGGCGCTCTTTCCCTTGCGGGATTTATTGGAGGGGGCGTCTTTTGCGCGGCCATTTTCGGCAAAAGGGCGACGGCCCCCTCCTTCCGGTCTCCCGGAATCTGAATTGATGCCTTCATATTCGGCTATTACCTCGTCATTGTCGAGATAGTCCGCGACATTGAAAGGCGCAAATTTCGTTTTCATGGCGTCACCTCGCTACCCGCATCAACCATCTCCGCTGCCTTCTGTAACATGCGTTGCATCGTCTCGATGTTCACGATGTCACGGATACGGGCGTTCTGATCGCAGGGCTGGCCATGGTCACGAACCAATCGCAGCAATGCGGCCTCCTTTGTATTGGTCGCGATGAACCGATCGATCTGCGAGAATCGGAGATCACCGAGCGGCGTCCCGTCGCGTAGCAACTGCGTGTCGAAAATGCTCGGCATTGCGTCGCGGACAACCGAGAGTTCGGCTAATCCGCGCTTTGGGGCTCCGGGGGAGGGCACAGCGATAATGGCCCTTTCAGGCAAGCGGGCATGGGCCACCCCGGAACTGGAAGACGACGGGCGGGCATTGGGGAAGCGGCCATCACTGGCACCACTAGACTGGCCCACCACGCCGTCTGTTTTCGGGGAAGGCATTAGCGTTCTGGCGCTTTCGCGCAAACAGCTACTGGCCTTCCCCTCCCGTTCGCCACGGGAATTAGCGAAGGGGGCAAGCGCGTGCTGGCCATCTCTGGCACCGTGCCGCTGGCCCCCTCCATCCGCTTTCGCGGAATCCTTCAACGCATCTCCACGCATGTCACGCGCGACGCGCTCTAGGTAATTGATTGCATCGATTTCCAGATGCTTGGGCGAGATCAGCTTCGCCATGATGCCGCCCGCATCCTTGACCTCTTCCATGAACGGGTCAAGCGCCACGCGCGGGGCAAGAAGGGATTTCCGCAGCAGATCGACAGCAATCCGATTCAGCAGCGCGGCATCGGTATCAACGCCCGCTTTCGCGAGCTGTTCAGCCATTAGCGTTTTCATTGCGGTTCTCCATGAAGGTCCCAATATTCGGCCAGATCCTCCAGCCCTTTACGAAACAGACGAACGGCTCTCGCCGATCCGCCCTTGCTGCGATACCAACCCGCTCCAGCGCGAGGCTCTTGGGCGAGTTTCGCAGCGACTTGGGGGAATGGTAGCCTGTCGCCCAGAACACACGACAAAATGCACTCCGGTATCGGACCAATCGCCTTTCTCGCATCAGCCCGCAGATGCACCGTCGCCTCGGCGGCATCCATCCTCGCGGCCATGGCCTGTTCATTAGAGCCGCCACCATTCGATGGCTCCATGGAACATCCACCGCTTGTCGCGCCGCGTGATCGCTCAATGATGCGCTGGTAAATCGTGCCCGCCCGATATGCCGCTGGTGATAGCCGCCCATAGCTGTGCTCGCGCTCCAACGCGTCGGTATTGCGGTTGATCGCCACGCGCTGACGGCGTTTGCCGACCTGGCCTTTGACATTTTCCAACGCCTGATTTGGATCGATCTCATGTCCGCGAATGATCTGGATTTTCCCGCCGGCGCGCTTGCCCTCATGCGGAACGTCGATCCTCGCAACGTCGGCGGTCTCCGGCGAGTAGCGGCTGATTTTGCGATAGTCGGCGGCCATCATCGATCAATCCTTGTTTTCGGTTTCGAGCAACGCGGGCGGGAACGCGGTTAGTCTTTCGAGGGCATCCAGAAATCGGCGGGGAACCCGTGGGTGGAGAAGCGCGGGACTCTGGCCATGTCGGCTTGCATTCCAGTCATAGGCTCCGCAGGTGGATTCTCTGGCGATTTGGATGGCCTTGCGGATTTTCGGGCTTCGCGGCGGTCTGGTGGGATCGAGCGCTTCTCGACGACAAAGGGACGGCGAGCGCGGCGCTTGGTCATTCGGAGACCGCATCGACCATGACGCGCCACCCGTCTCGCCATGTCGGATCTGACTTGCTTTCCCAATCCAATTTCACGGCGGCTCTGTCCATATCGTCACTCGGCTCTCGCGGGACGATCACGAACCCCGATTCCTTGAGAGCGGCGATATGCTCCTCGATAGCCGCGCGGGCTAACCGTAGGCATCGGCATGCTTCCGGTGGGCAACCATTTATGTCGCCGCATTCCTCGCGATCAGAAGCGATCACATTTGCCACGCGCTCGATAATCTCGTTGTTTGCCATCATTCCCTTACTCATCGGCCGAACCTCATTTTCCCTGGCTGCATAAATCTTCCCGCCGCCAGCATTCCAGCCGACGCCGGGCTCCGCCTTGTCACCAATTCGGCGTCGGCTGCTTCCTTGGCCTTGCGTTCCCGCTCAATCCGCATGGACCATCCGCCCTTGTCCAAATATTCCCTGTTCTGTCGCGCGCGATATTCCGCATATCCAGGATCGACATACTTGCGGAGGATATGAACTCGGACGCCAAACTGTCGAGCCATCATGTTCCACGAAGCGCCGTCGCATTTCATCACTTTCGCCTGATCCACCCATGACGGCGGCGCCGAAGTGGCGGCCGAGACCTCCAGATTTATCCGATAGCGGAGGAATGTTTTGCTGATGACGCTTTCGGACTTGCCGAGGAACATGCCGATCTGCTTGTAGGTCTTGCCTTCTAGGCGCATTTGTTTGACGGTTTGGAGCCAGTCTGGTCTGGTGACGGTCATGTGAACTCCGGGTTTTTGGCAGTCATCGTCTCGCCAACTTCGGTTAGCCATCGTTTGATTCTCGAATTTTCGTTTGGCGGGTCGCCCCATTGCGGCGCCCACGATTGCGGGTTTTCTCGCCATTTTTCGACGGCTCTGCGAAGATTGTTTTCCGGCATTGGATACATGCTTCCGATGTCTATTTTCCTTGGAACAATCCTATTTTTCAGCACTTGACGGATTTCAGCGACCGTCGGAGCCCAATGGCCGTCGCCCAAATCTCCGCGACGAAATTCAGCCAGAACAGAGCGCGTCAACGCGAGAGGAAATTCGTCCAAATCAGCGAGGTAAACTTGCAAAACGAGCTTCATGTCCGCGCTGCCGCCGGACTTATGCGCGAGGCCGGCGAACATAACCGCAAGTTCTTGTGTTAACGCTATTTTCTCCGACTTATCGAGACGTGGCGAAGATGTCGATAATTGTTGCGCCTTCGTTGTTGCAACTTCTTGTTTCTCGCTCGATTTCATCATTCAATTCCTGCATGATTTCTACGGCTGCTTGGTTCATCGCGTCGCGTTTTTCGGCTCTCTGCGGCCCAGCGCGAGACTTGAATCGCTTGCCGTTGCGCAGCCAAGTCGCCCACGCCAAATGCCAGTTTTTCATGAGGGTTCCGCGAGAGCAGTGGAAATCTCGGAAAGCTCGCCATTCGTCGCGAAACTCGCTCGGCGTTAGGCGTGCCTCGTCGGCCAGACACTTGTCGGCATCCGTTGGCTGCGCATCCTCGGCAAGGGATGATTTTCGAGCAAGGGGCTTTCGCTCGGCTTTTGACAAACCCAAAGGGTTTGGTTTTTCTTCTAATCTAACTGGTTCTGACTGAAAGGAAGAACCATTCGAGATTAACGCATCCGCGCGAGAGTTATCCTTATATACGGGCGGCTCTGTAACGATTTTATCCGTTACCTGCGTTACATCTGTAACGATTTCTTGCGTTACCGGCGTTACGGCGTTACATTCGTTTCCCCTGAATTTCCTAACGCGCGCGGCTGTAACCTCTCGATGATGAATCTTTTTGTCGATAGCCATTTGCTCGACGACGGATAGAATAGCGTCGGACGAATATCCGAGCTTCCTCATTGCGGCCATAACTTCAGCGCTCAACGATCTCTCCCCGATATAAAGCTCGCCGCCGGGTCACAAAACAGCTTGACCATCTTCGTCGGCCCGGTCCGCACCTTGGCGCAAATCACGTCGAGGTCATTCTTGATCGTCTCTAAATGCTCGATCGCCACCGGATCGTTGGCGATGTATTCCGGTGAGCGCACGGCGTAGTAGGCTTCCCGGTAAAGGAAGTTCACAACGTCGGCGCATTGCTCGATGTCGCCGCTGTTGCGGAGGTCTTGCAGTTGCGGTCGGCGGTCATTCGCGGCGCGGCCTTCGACCTGACGATTGAGCTGGCAGAACAGATGGATTTGAACCTTCTCGCGCCGCGCCAGCGCCTTCAGTCCGGTCATAATCTCGAAAATCTCTTGAACACGGTTGCCGGAATAGCGGTCGGTCGCGTCGAGATAGTCGAGATGGTCGATCATGACGACGGCGAGGCGGATGTCGCGCGCGGCGAGACGTGACTTTACCTGTTTTATCCGGGCTCCAAGACGAGCCAAGGTGATGCGCTCTGAATCATCGATGACTAGGGGAAGATCGCGAAGTCGTTGCCACGCCATTGAGACGCGAGCGCGGTCCGTTTCGCTGGGCAGGTCACGGTCGAGTATGCGGGAGAAGAAAACCGCATTCGACGACGAATAGGCTAAATCCGCGAGGTGACGCGAAACGGCTTGATCCTTTCCGTTCTCAAGCGGGAATTCCAAGACGCCAAGGCCGGTTTGCGCGACGCGCCGCGACGCTGCCGTGGCGAAAATTGATTTACCGGCGCCCGGCCTTCCCGCGGTAACGATGACCTCACCAGGGCGATAGCGCGTAACTCGGTCGAGCGGCTCGAACCCGGTCGTGAATGTTTCGAAATGAAGCGTCCCGGCTTGAACCTGGTCGATTTCATCTAGGATGCCGCCTGCTATGTCTCCCGCCCACGCCACGGTCGATCTATCGTCAGAATCGAGTATCGGGCGCGTCGTTTCGGAAAACCAATCCAGCGCCTTCGCTGGGCTTTCCGTGATCGGCATATTTCGAGCGGACGCGCACAGCTCATTTGATGCGGCGATGATGGCGCGGCGATGCGCAAGGTCGCGGACGACGGTTGCGTAGTCAGGCGCGTTGATGATTGGCGGCGCCTCGGCGCAAAGATGCGCGAGATATGACCGCATGTTCTGGCCTTCCGGCATTTGGACATGCGCGAATGCGTCCTTCAACGTGACGACGTTCGCGACCTTTCCGGCGCCAACAGCATCGGTTATCGCTTGATAGACCGCGCCGTGAACCGGATCGGCGAAATGCTCGACATGCAGAATTCCCGTGACGTGCGCGACCGCCTCGTTTCGCATGAGGCAAGCGCCCAAAACGGCTTGCTCGGCTTCGAGATTGCAAGGGCCTAAATCTGATGGCGGGATGCTATTTTGTGCGGTCATCGTTCCCCGCGATCGGCTTGAGGCTGGCCAGAACGCGGTTCAAAACGCTATCAAGGCGCTCGAACGTGTCGGGCGCTTCGTCTTCCGGGATTTCAATAGGGAATTGCGGGCAATCTCTGCCCGTGGTATCAGTGTTCAAAGCAGTTCTCCTAGTGGTTTAGGCGTTCTGTTAGGGGCGGAGGGCTCGTTGCAAGCGGCCTTTCGTCCCGATTCATTTTCATAGCAAGAACGCGCTGATTCGTAAAGCGTTTTACAGCTTGACTCGCATGTATTTCGGGGAGTTGAGGTCATCCGTCGCTCCCTTTGAGAGCGGCGCGGGCGGCAAGCCATCCTCTGAACGGAATCCAGAATGGATCGCGTTCTAACATTGGCTGTTGATCAAGTGGCATCCCATCCTTGCCGATTAGCAATGGACCGAATCGGTCGCTAAACTCGAATGTCCACTTTTTCTTGTCGGTTCCGACCGTGAATGGACCCGCGCCCCATGAATCCATGAAAGCGTTGCCGACGAGAAATCCATGATGTCCGAAGTCGCTCATCCTTCGCTCCCCTTGAGAGCGGAGCGGGCGCGGATAACTTTGGCGATTTCAATGCCGACTGCGGCTCCATTGGAGCCGTCGTGTCCCCATCTCTCAATCATATGGGTCTCGGCAATCTTCGCGCACGCCTCGCGCTCGGCCAGCACGGCCTTTTCGATTTTGGAGTTCAGAAACGCTTCTAGGCCGGGCGCGAGCGTGAAATCGTCGTTAGTCATTGGCGCGGGTCTCCTCGCTAGCGATCAAGGCGTGCAGCATGGCTTCGCATAGAGCTAGCGCCGGAGTGGCCGCATTCGTTACGATGAAAGGGAAGCGCCCGGCGTCAATTTGCGCCCCTGGAGTGTGCCCGCCCTCTACGCACCACTGCCCGAACGTCACCCAATAGCGCCCCGGCAGCACGCACCCAATCAGCGCGGTCGCGGCGTCGATGGATGCGGTGTATTTTGGGATGGGGGTGTAATCTTCGAACGGCTCGCCGTCTCTATCGTGAAGAACCTCAGTCCCTTCCCAATAGGCTTCTCCATGGAGGGAAAACGGATAAAATGTCACGTTGCTGTAGAGCGTAAGCCCCTTGGCTATTTCCGCGTCCAGTTCGGCATCTGGCCCGGTTGCCGCCTCGACCCGCTTCAGCAGCGCCCGGAGCTTGGAAACATCAAAATGCTTGGTCATAGATTGCGCTCCTTGCGGTGGCTGATGGTCGGAACGTCGCTGCAATATGTCGGCTCAATGGCAAAGGTATCTTGGCGATCATCGCGCTTGCCATTTTTCGGCCGGTAGACTTTGAGCCGTGGCGGCGCTGCATTGAGGATTTGTCACCTGGGCCAAACCAATCGTTCCCATTCTTCACGCCGCCGCAATGTTCCCCTGCCAAGCGTGTAAAATCCTGACCGCGCTTCGTCTGGTCCGACCAATTCATTCCTTGCGATTTTCGTCCGGTCTCCTGGACAGACGCCGATTGAAAGGACTTCCCGCTCCCATCAAACCGAAAGCCCGGAACCTTCGCAGCCTTGCGTGTAGGTGGCATAAGCGCCGGGACATCTCCCCAAAAATGAAATGAGCCATAGTTCCACCGCGAGCGCCCAACCCATTCATTTGCCCCGCGCACGTTCTCGACAATCATCGGAATATGCCGCCCCGCCGCGGCGCAAGCCTCGCGCTGAATGCGAAAGCACGCATCGAATAGCGCGGTGAGCTTCGCGCGGGCATCTCCGCTTTCATCCGCCAAGATCGCCGCGCGCTTTGCCTTCGCCTTAGACCAAGGCATGGCCATGTAAGAAAATTCTTGGCAGGGAGGAGAGGCAACGATCAGCGCGGCATCTTTGAATTGCGATCCGTGCAGCGTCAGAACGTCTTGGATGACGAGTTGTGCGGGATAGCGGTGGTCGCCATATTCGTGGCGCTCAATGTCGAAACCGACGACGTAATAACCCTCCGCGAGCAGACCATCTGTCCAGCCGCCTAAACCGGCATACAAATCTATAGCCAGTGGCCGCCTCATTTTCCCACCCCCTCAAGAAATTCCTCAATCAGCCGCTTGTGCCTCTTGTGACCATGCTCAGGTATCCGCCAGAGATTGGTGCGCAGAATCGCGCAAGCCTCGTCGAGTTTTGATGGTCGGCACCCGTGTATCCAGACGAACGCGCGCCTGATGATGTAGGATCTGGCCAGCGAAACGACGGTCATGATGGCTGTCGCCGCGAAGTTCTCCGCGAGGTTTAGGTTTACGCCTATCATGGGAAAATGAATTGGACTGCGAGCATGGACAGGGCGAAGCCGCTCGCTGTGTTGAGCGTCGCCTCGATTAGGGAGTGAGATCGGGATTGAGTCATGCGTAATCCGCCCCGCCTAGTTGAGCCTCGATCGCCGCCAACGACTGCAGCGTCGAGATTGACCCGTCGGCGATCTGCGCTTCGATCTTGTGAACGGCGTGGACCGGTGTCGTATGATCGCGATTAAAGGCGCGGCCGATTTGCTCCCATGAACCGCCAGCAATCTTGCGAGATAAATACATCGCAACGTGGCGCGGCTCGACCAGATGCGCCATGCGAGATTCGGATAGCATGTCTCGGCGCCCGATCCGAAAATGAGCGCACGCGGCGTGTTGGATTTGCCGAATGGTTGTTTTCTTGCTTGTGGGTGTCATCTCGTAACCACGCTTATTTCCACTCCAAAAAACGCCTCGACGCAACGCTTGCGGATGCGGAAAGCCGCGTCGGCGGTCCCTCCAGCGCCCCGGCTCTTCACGTCTTCGACGGTCCATTCTCCGGTCTCCGGGTCTCGGTATTTGAAATCCGCCGTGTAGGTCATGACGTGGATTGCGTTGATGCTGACTCGGTATTCGGGTTGCCGAGTCAGCTCGCAAATCATCCCGGCTTTCTCGCGCTGGCGCAGTTCTGCAAAGCGCATCATCTCGATCTTGCTATCGAACGTGATGCCATCAAATGTCCGAAACTCCGCAGCGCTCTTGGGAAAGCGCCCGAGCTTCTTGCTTGTCATGAATGATGCGGGAACGCGCGCCGTCATGCCGCGACCTCATTCTCTGGCGCTTCTAATCCCCAACTATCCCAACCGTCACGACGATTGCGCGCATTCAACTCAATCTTAGGCAACGTCGGAAAATAGCCCTCGATCAACTCATAGACCTTCACTGGCTTTTCCGAATGACGGCCAATCGGCGCATCGATGATTGACGCCCATTGAGTCCCTGGTGATGGGCACGGAACATTTCCGCGCGTTCCTATCAGCAACAGCTCATGTTGATTGCGGAACCAATATCCCGTCCCTATCCGATCCTTCGCCCATATCGCATGGGATTTGTATTTGAAGCCCCAAGCATTCATGACGGAGAGAGCTTCGGGTAACATGGGAGCTGTCGCCCAAAGGAACAACACGCAATCATCTGCGGCTAGGTTACCGACCTTGCGATCCATGATGACGCCGGTTTCGCTGCATGGATAATGGTTGTCGGCCGAACGATCCATGCCATTCTCCGACCACGTTTCAAATTTCCATTCAGGGTCCGCGAGGATGACGCCGAAGCGCGCGTCAGGAAGCGCGGTCTGCTTCGCCCCAAGCGATTCTTCTTTCTTCGCCCTCTCGATTTTCTTTATTGCCGCAGCAGGCTTTTTGTCAGCAGCGATCTTATTTTGCTGATCGGGTAGAAGGTCGACGATCTTCTCGGCGGCATTGACGGAAACGCGACCGGATGAAACAGCTTTGACTATTTCCGGCGTTCCCTTTTCAAGAACCTTATTGGCGCGTGCAATCGACCGAACGGAAACTCCAGTGGTATTAGATATGGCCTTGCGGGTGAGAGATGCCGAGTCGACATCTCTAGGCCTCTGCCCGTGCTTTAACGTCTCCATCCTTGCAGACGCGAGCTGCTTAGCGCCCTCGGTCAAATGTCGGCGTTGATAATTCTTCGACCAGACGAACGCCAGCGCGGCGTCTCGATCGCCTTCAAATTCGACGAACCGAGGCGGAATGGATGCTCGAATGCACGCCGCATAACGATTGCGCCCATCTAGGATCATGCCTTCGTAAAGAGTGATCGGGTCTAAAAGACCGTTTTTGCCAATGTCCTCGATCAATTCTTTCGACGTTTCGGCGTCTGCCATGTCGAATATTTCAGAGAACCGATGCGGCGAATATCCCGACATTAGTGTCTTCCCTTTGAAGGGGAGCGCCGGCATCGCCAGCGCTCGCTTTTGGTGCTTAGGAGATTTCAGGATAGGGAGTTGCCGAATCCCAACGAACCGAAACAACCGTAACGGCGCGGGCTTCGCGATAGGCGTTCCATGCGTTAATCAAGATAGCGTTGCGGAACGTCTCATTGATCCGACCGCCGGAGTCGATCGTGGCTTTGCGCAGAGCACTAAAGGCAGACCTCGCTTGATTCTTGTTCTCAAGCATTAGATTGGCGAATCCTTTAGCGTCCTTTTTCGATTTACCGGAGAAAAGATAGAGCAGCGCAGCGACGGGTGCCGCCGGGACTTTCGTCTTGAACGCCTTAACCTCTTTTTCGATCTTGACGGCGATTTGCACGCATTCGTCGAACAGCTTTTGATCAACGTTTTTGCGATAAAATTGCAACGCCTCCTCGTTTGTGAGTTGCGTATGACGCGCCGTAGGGTCTTCCTCCAGAATGCTTATCCACCGTGTCGCGTGTGCGCTAACAGTCGCATAAGGAATTCCGGCGATTGAGAAAGCGTCAACGTTTGATCGCTTCCTTCCTATATCGATCAACGTGAAGACCGCATCATCAATTCCGAAAACGAGATAGCTGTAGAATGGCTGTCCAGACCGGACACACGCGAGAAGTCTGTGCTGGCCGTCGATAAGATGTCCGAGCTTACCAAACACCAATGTCGCGCCGGTCACTCTCCACCAGTCCTCGGACATGGCGGATTCATACTCCTCTACTTTCACTGAAGACGCCTTACGGTTGCCAATCCCGTGCCGCTTTTCCAAAATCCACTGTGCGAGTTGCGGTGTAATTAGATGGACGCGGGACGGCTCGTTTGTTTTTGCCGTTGAAATCAGATCGAGCAATATCTCGACCTGCTCTTCAAGAGCCTGAGACGGCGTGAAAAAGCGCTGAAGTTGTCTCACCTTTGGAAGCTGGTGCACTGGTGTCGGGGCGATATCCCCGCCGATTTGTCCGGTTGCTATCTCGGCAATCCGGCCACCATTGCAGCCAAAATGAGCCGCTATGTCGTGCTGCTTGTGGCCGAGTTTCAAGAACCCTTTAGCGTGGCCGATTTCATCGTTGGTAAGCATCTTGTTTCTCTTCGTTCAGGGAACCTTTACGGCCGGGCTCCCAGCGGCCAAACCGCCGATTGGCGGAGTTCTCTAGAGTCTCGTCAAAACCCCAAATCCATTTGAAGGGCGTCACCATAAAGGCGGAGAAGTTCCGCTTCCTCGGTGCGAGCATCGGCTGATTTCTTGCGAAGCGCGATCAGCCTTTTGAATATTTTGCCGTCGAATCCAGCGGACTTAATCTCTTTGATAAGCTCCGCTTGATCCTCGACAACAGCCTTGCGGTCTTCATCAAGCTTCTCAAACCGCTCGACGAACGCCTTTAGCTGCCCGCCATCCGGCGCGTTGCCAGCGCCGCTCATAATCTTTCACCGTCAGGGCATCTAAAATCAACGGGGCGCATGCCGTCCAAACACAACAGCAAATGCTCCGACTGAGTGATCGTCGGCTTGATGGCGTTGGACGGATTTTTGGGGCCGTCGAAAACGTAGGCGGCGAGGATGATGGCCGCCATAATCGCGCCACCCGCGAGATCGATCATCCACAACTTCAGTTTCATGTTCACCTCCATCATCCACGGCACCGCGCGGACTGCGCGCACCTGTCAATCGTCTTCGCCAGCCACAACAGCAGCCGCGCGAACAAGAGCCTTACTAACCAGAGTTTTCGCTTCGGCAACCGCACTCGACATCGACACACCTCGCAAAAGCTTTTTACGCATCTTGCAAACGCTCCCGTGCTCAACTCACAGCATGGAAACGCAGCACACAGACCCAACAGACCTACGTAGTTTCACCAGTCTCGCCATTGCAGTGGCGAGCGTTATTTCCAACTTGCCCCGAAAAGCACCGAGCGAACCGCGGGCGCGGCTCAAGCTCGGTGAAGTCGGGGAGGACTACCAAGGAGGAGGAACCCTTGGCCTTCGCGCCGGAGGAAGCCAACGCGAAGCTCTGCCACGGCTTTCGCCGCGAATAGGTTGCCGTCTCTCCGAGCTGTCACCGTCTGATGGCCTAACAGGATCACGGTTCTACCTTTTGGCTTACCATCTAGCCCCATCCACCAATGCAGATCGCAAATGGGCATTCTTCTTTCCCTGACGCCGAGGCGTTGGAGCGGCTGCATAGAAACAACGAACGCTCTTGCGAGCGAATAACCGCGACGCTCATGCACAGAGGCCAGTCCAGACACGAGCGTCGCTAGGCTTGCGGGCGTTATTGTCCGCAATTCGAATTAGTCGGTTTTCAGTGGAGCCCAGCGAGTTGCGCCATATCCTCAGCATGAGACTTGGCGTCATATGGCCAAACCATCGGAGCCGCTCTCATGATCGGTTCGAACTCACCAGGCTTGTGCCACTTCGTTGGCGCGAAATAGTAGTTCAATTCGTCGGCCTGTTCCCGCGCGGACTCGTAGCTCTCGCACGGGGTCAGTTCGTCGGGGCCGCGCACATGGCAACACCAAAGCAGGGGACGTTTGCGAATGAGAAAATCGCGGAGATGCTCCAGAATATCACTCATGGCGTTTCCCCCGTTTCGATTGGGATAGACGGCGACGGTGACGGGATCAGGATTTCGCAATCGCGAAAGGGAAAGAAGTCTTCTGGCTTCACGTCTCCCTTCGTCGCTTCGAAAATGCGCTGGATAAGACCGATCGGAGTGCTCAACTTTGAATCCCGTAGGCGGCTGATCGTCGATTGCGATACGCCGACGAGATCAGCGAATTGCTGCTGCGTCAGCCCGTTTTCCTTGATGTAAGCCTCGATCTTCATTCCTCGAATATGCATGACATTCATATGCGCGTCAAGCATCAAAATGCATCAAGCGCTATTCAGTCTCAGCAGCGGCTAAGGGCATAGTTCCGCCTTCCGCTATTCCCGGCTACTAAGCCAAGCGGTAATGGGGAGCCATCCTAGACCGTATCCCTGAGATGCCATGCCTTTCGGCTATCGCCCCGAGGTCTCCGCATAGCTATCGTCGTTCTCGTAAACGCGGATGCTGTGGCATCCGGTTATGCGGATATAAAGCCACGTAGCGATGTTTTCGGCTGTTGGATTTTCCAATCCATCGACATCATTTAACAGCCGATGGTCGAGAATCTTGATTATAGGCATAATCGCGGCGTCCATGTCGGCAAAGTCCGCGACGAAACCGCGATCATCGAGATTGCCGGAAAAAACGACTTCGATCCTATAATTGTGACCATGCATGTTTTTGCATTTGTGACCGTCCGGCACGAGCGGAAGGCGATGCGCGGCTTCGAAACGGTAAGTTCGACCTATTTTCATCTGTTATTCTCCGTCTCTACTTTTCCACAATGTTTGCATTTACGCGACCAAATCCCGTAGGAGGCGGCTAGTTGATCGTAAATCCAGCAGTGGATTCCAAAGAAGCATTGCAGTTTCATATCAACTCCATTTGTTCGTGCCTTTGGTGCCATGTTCCCGGCGTCTGCATCGCGTCCCATCGGTCAGCCATAGTGCGCGGCGTGTTTTGGGGGCGATTATGGTTTCTGGCGATGTCCGTGCTATCGACGGAAGCGAATGGCCAGCGATGACCGCTGCACTGCAACCCGCGAAGCATATGAATCGACGGGAGGAAACGATGGCGTTTGGCCAATTCGTTCCAACATTCGTCCATCCGGCGCTCCCATGACGGGGAGAGAACAACCGCATATTCAGCAGTAGAACCGACGCAGACGCGCGGCCATTTCTCAGTGAGCTTGAGAAGGCGATTGAGTGGTTCGTCCATGTGCCAAACCGGAGCGCCCTTATGCCCGTGTGGCCATTCTCGCAAAAGCGCTTCTTGGACTTGAGAACCGCCGTCGATAACGTCTGGAATTACAGCCCAGGTTGTCGGGTATGAAAGCCACCGTTCGCACCAAGCGTAAAACGATGGCCAATCTGTCGGCAATCCAGACTTCCACTTTGAAAACGCACCATTATCGAGCATGACGGATTGCCCGATTTGATGGACGCGCGCCACGTCTTGCGGAGCCTGATGGCTCACGCACAAATGCCGCCCGCTCAGTTCATAGAGCGCGGTCAGCGGAGTGATCGGCGTCCCGTGATAATGGATCACAGGTTGCTTTCTGGCGCGAAAACGCCTAAATATCTGCCTGTCGGCACTGGTTTCCCAACCACTCTCTTGCTGGCCATTCCCCGGGGCCGGGCTCTGGCAATCTGTCTCGCCAGTAAGGAACGACTCGCGGCTGGCCTCAAACCGCAGCGAGTGTTCCTAGCGAGCCGCCTCCATTTCCTGTTCGGCCATATAGCAGAGCAAGGAGCATTCGCCCTTTGGCTCGGCGTCGAACTTTCCGCGCGATGGATCTAGATTGTCGAGTAGGATCGGCGTGCCGTCATCCTCGCGCCAAAGCGCGCTGCCATCGCCGAGGCGACGCTGAAGCGTGGCCATCCTCTCGAAAACCTCTGGGAAATCGACGCGAATCTTGTTCCAATAGCCCATGCCAGCCTTGCAGCATCCGATGCAATTATTGTTATGATAACCAAGGAGATACATCTCTGGGATGGCGATGCCGGCGCGCTCGACCATCGCTAAGCAATCTGTTTTGGTGAGGCCCGCGTCAATTAGCGGCGTTTCAATAGAAATTTCGAAGTTCTGCTCTCTTAGCCTCGATGCCCGCGCAATGTCGGGGCCATCGGCGGTATATCCAAAAACCGTGATATCATCTGGCCTCGCGAACGCCATTGCTGGCTGCCGCTTTAGAAACCCCGTGCATGGGGCGCCAGCGTGTGACGTGATAAACCGCTCGCCCTCCCATACTGCCCATGTGTCGGCATATTTCCCTTTGGGAAGCGTAATGATTTCAACGCCAAGCCACCGCTCGCAGTCGCGCAAAAATCGTGGGTTGTCAGAGCTTTCAGAGCCCGGATCGCTATAGGTCACGACGATGCGCTCGTCGCCGTATTTATGGATGGCCAGCTTGGCGGCGACCGCACTTGCGGCACCACATGAGAACCGGCAGACGACGCGCGGGAGCCGGATCAACACCAAAATCCCAATGACGTAGCTATAAGAATCAAGATCAGGCCAACCATGATCCCGACCGTTACCCCGATGGCGAATATGCGTTGCCCCTGCGTCATTGTCATGCAGTTGCGCGATGATCCGCCCGAGTGTATATCTTTGCCTGTCGGCATCGTTGGTTCTCCTTATACCTTCGTTCCAATGCTGGCCTCCCCCGGAGCGGTCAACTCGCGTGGGGAACCCTATTCGCCCGTCAGGCTTCACAGCCTGGCGGGCGTTCTTGTTTTAGGCTAGCTCAAGCCACCGGTCAATAAAAATATGCTTGAGATGCATTTTTAGGCTTGACCAGCGTATGCATGAGATGCATTATCCTCCACATCGAACCACCCACCGCGCCGCACCGGCGCATGGATCGAGGGAGACCGAGAGTGACGAAAGCCCCGACCAAGACGAAGAAGGCCGCTAAGCCGAAGGAAGTCGAGGCTGTTGTCGATGCGCCCGCGCCGGTCGCGGCTCAAGAGCTAGTGACGCTCACTGCCTTCAAAGGCTTCGACAAAGACCTAAAATGCCGCTACTTC